ACGGCAGCAGCGGGCGGAACAGGAGTCGGAGTCGGAGTCGGAGTCGAAGTCGGCAACGCAGCGTAGTACGCTCTGACCTCCGGCGACAACTGGCTCCACTCATAGATTCTTTCGGGTTCGTTCCCATGCGCTCCGAACAGCGCTATGTACTGGGCATACCCAGGGTCGGTAGGCACAGGGAGATTCGCGGCCCCCGCGTCGGCTTGCAGTCCCCAACTCGCGTACAGCGCGTTGGCAGCCTGTTCAGGCGTAACACCAGGCTGCGACGAGAACCAGGCGCGACGTTCCGCGTCGGTCATCGCCCCCCAGCGTTCCGACAACTCGTTCTGCGAGATCCAGGGTTGACCCGTCCCCGGACCCTGGTTCAACCAGCGAGTATAGGGCTCCCCCAGCGAGCCATAATTCGGCGCCGGAGCCGTATACGGGGCGGACGCTCCACTCGTTGTCGACGCGTAGCCCTGTTGCGAGCCGTCAGCGATAAACCCTGGATGGGCCGCGTTCCAGGCCGCGACTGCTGCCCGCGTCGCATCGTTCCACTGATCAGGCGTGAAGCCTCGCCCAGGGATCACCTCGCCAGCTGCAGGGGGCGTAATCCCAGCGGGTCCGGTGTACGTCGGGATCGTCATCTGATGCGCTACCGGCAGCGGTCCCCCGCCTGGAGGCACGTACGCGCCTCCACCCCCTGGAGCCTGGCCGTACGGCGACCACTGTCCGGGCATCCCTGGCGGACCCGTGTTCGGAGCATAGGGCTGCGACCCTGGCATCCCGGCCCCAAGCCAGAGATCGGAGATCTGGGCCTGGCCAGGCGCACCAGAACTCCCGAACCCGGGCATGTTATAGGTCCCGGCCCACCCCGAGACCAGGTTCTGGAGGTTCGGATCAGTGGCCCCCAGGACTCGCATCTGCTTGAAGGCGTTGCCCGGCCCCTGCAAACTCGACAACAGGTTCAGATAATTCTGGGTCTGGTCGGCCCCGAACTTCTCCCGTTCAAGCGTGGATCTCCCGTTGAAGTACCCCGAGAGATTGGCTTCCATCTGCTGGCGAGCCATCGTGGCCTGATCGCCAATGTAGCCCGTCTGGCCGGTCTGCCACTGCTCGCGCTCGAAGGTCGGCCGGCCGTCCAGATACCCGGTGGTCTGAACGAGGAACTGCTGGTTGGCCAGCCGCATCTGCTCGTTCATCTGGGTGATCTGGGCGTCGGTCAGCTTCCCCTGGAGCGTCTGCTGGCCGTTCAAGACCCCTGTTAGCTGGGCCTGCTGGGTCAGCCACTCCATCGTCGGCTGACCGTTATAGGTCCCGGTCAGCGTGGCCTCCTGCATGGCCCGCTTCCAGGTGTCCTGGGCCTTCTCAAAGGCCAGCCGATCGATCTCCAGCTGGCTCTTGCCCTGCATCTCGGGCAGTTCGAGCAGCCGAAATCTCTCTTTTGCAAAATCAAGTTGCGCTGCCCAATTAGCCACCTGAGCAGCCAACTGCTGGGCCTGAAGGTTAATAAGTTGATCGGTTTGATTCGGCATTACCCGTGCAAACCTTCCGCCCAGTGCTTGACATCGTCCCAGATATCAAAACTCAGATCGTCCAACATCTCGTCCGTCGGATGATAGGTATGCACCCGGTCGGCATGAATGTGGAGGATCGTGACCACCGTCGACTGCGTCACCACGACCATGTCGCACCCCAGCTCCCGGCAATGACCGGCGAGCGCTTTTCGCGGCGCAGCCTTCATCATGGCCCGATCCCTGGCGGCGGCATCGGCATCGGCGGCGCACCGCTAGGACCGCCGCCTGAGGCAGGAGGACCACCAAGCGCCGGCTCAGGCAGTGGTGGCTGCATGAGCCCATCTGGCGGACCCTCAGGCGGCGGACCTAGCGGCGTCGGCCCCGCATAGGGCGGCGGGACTTCCAGGGGCGGCAGCGCCGACTTCGGAGGTTCTATGAGCTGGTCCAGCGGTCGAACCCCGGTCTTGGGCCGCACGCTCATAACGTACTTGGCCGCGTCCAGATAGTTCTTGATCCCACCGGACGACATCAGCTTGGCGCGCTGATCTTCGTTCGGCGCGTCCCAATCGATAGAACCGTCCGGCCGCTGTTTGAAAAACGTCCGCACGTACACGTCGCCCAGCTGTTTCTGACTGACCGGCGCAGCAAACGGCGACCGCGATCCGCCCCGCATGGCCTCGGCGTACCAGTCGGCTTCGTCGTCCAGGCCATTGGCGACCGTATCAGCCAGGTCGTCTAAGTAGTGGGGCGGTTCAGGCACGACATCCCGCTTTCTGCTTCGGCCAGCATACCACCCCCGGCCAGTCGCGTCATCGCTTCTTGCGCCGCCGACTCACCGCCAGGGCAATCGCGATGATCTGCTTATTCGGGCGCTTCTTCTTGCGCCCAGCATTGTCCCGATGCAGCTGTCGGATGTTCCGGCTGACGTTTTTCTTCCCCCTGAAGAGCGGCACTAGCTCTGTCCTGGCAACGGCACGTGCTGCGGCGGGGCGTTCCTGGTCGGGCCTGGCTGGCCCGTCGCCGTCCCCGGCGGCAAGTTCGTGATCGGCATACCGCCGCCCTCTGGCGGCGGGGCGTTCGGCACGGCGCCCTGGGGTGGGACAAAGCCCGTAACCGGCAAGCCCTGCGAAACGCCAGGGGTCGCACCCGCTGGCTGCTGGAACCCTGGGGGCGGCGCGGCGTTGGGCATCATCGCCGCTGGGACCTTGGACATCTCTTCCTGTTCCAGCGACCCGAGTCGGGAGAAGATCCGTTGCTTGAGGTTCTTGCGGATCTCGGGATCCTGCTTGATCTCGTAGAGCATCCAGGCCCGCTCGACTTCGACGGGGTTCCCGCCGATCTCGCGCACGGCATCGGCCGGCGAGATCAACCGCATGTCGAGTTTCTGCTTGATCACGCGGAGCTTGATCTCCTGGTTGTCCAGGATCGCCGGCTCCAACTTGACCTCGTAGTTGTGATACCCCTTGAGGTCTTTGGGGGCCATCCCCATCCAGCCGTCTTTGTACTGTCGAGGCTGGCCGGGTTGCTTGCGGGGCTGCGGGACCGCGCCCCAGACGTAGACCGTCTCGCCGATGGTCGTCTCGATCAGCTCGGATTCCCAGCTGGTCCGATCAGACAGCGTCTCCTGGACATTGGCGACGATCGGCGTCCACTGCAAGCTTGCGAGATGCGCAGACTGATTCAAGGCGTAGCCAGCCGTCTCGCCGGTAATCACGCCCTGGATCGAATCGGGGAGCGCCATATCGATCATCGAACGCACGAAGCCAATCGCCTTGTCCAAATCGATCGAGGTCCGGGGCTGGTCCATCGGGGCGATATCGTAGGGGAAGATTGCGCCAGGGACGAGCTTCTCGCGGGACTGATTGATCTCCACGGCGTCGAAGCCGAACGGTGTCTCGGGCATACCGACCAGTGGCGCGGTGGTGCGCCGGTACGCCGGATACGACGTGGAAAAGGCGGCTTGTGACTGCATCGTCAGCAGGCTGTTGAGCAGGGGAAACAAGTGGAGATAGGCGAACAAGACGCTCAAGCTCGCGCGGTGCGGTTCGCGGCTGCTCGTCATGATGCCGGATGCATGAAAGTATGGCCCTTTGAGCGTCCCAAGCTCGGTGCTGCCGTAGTTGTGCGAGAAGCGTTCGACAAGCAGGCCCGAGCCGCGATGGCCACTCCCCGATGACGACAGGTCGCCCGGTCCCCGCAGGACGATCTGACATTCTCTGGCGTCCCACATCTCCACCATCTGGATCGTGCGGCGCGTGCTGTCGCCCGTGAACGCCTGCCCCCACTCGGTGGCCGGGACACCCAGACCGGTCACGTCGTCCCATATCACTTTCCCCTCGGGATTCAGCGAGCAGTTGTAGCGCAGCAAGGTCTCGTAGTACGGGACGTTCTTGATCTCGGCGACGCGGGTAAACCCGTCTTCGCCGCGCTGATAATAGAACGTCTCCGGCGGAATATCGGTCGTCTCGATCGGATACGGCGCCCCGCGCTTGTACTCCTCGGTCTTCGCGTCCCAGACCCGCACGGCCGAATTTCTATCCAGGTCGCCCCGCTCGACGGCCGCGTCCATCTCTTCGAGGGCTTTCAGCGAGAAGTCTTTGTACTTGGCCCAGGCGCGGTTCTTTCGGGGGATCGTCTTGAGAATCCCCTCGCCTTTCGTCACGACGCTGTGCATGAACAGGCGGTGCAACGGGCGCTTCTTCTCGCGTTGCTGTCTGAGCCACGACCCCTCGAAGAACCTGGCCCGATAGGCCGCTTCTTCCTCACCGGGATCCCCAAATTCGATCGGGCGAAAGATCACCCTCGGAGCGTTGACCGACATGGCCGCCGTGATGTTGTTAGCAATATGCGCCGGCAGCGGTGTTCTGACCTCGACGGCCGTGTTCCTGAAGTTCTCGGGGATCTGCACGGCCTGCTGCAGGAAGATCACGTCGTCGATCAGGGCAAACTGCTGGTTGCGGCGAGCGAAATCCTGGGTCAGATCCAGGGCGAAGTCCAGCACCAGGGCGGCCCGATCGGCATCGGTGATGGTCGGCTCGCCCGACACCAGCGAGACGGGCTTATCCCAGAGAGCTATGCTCATGCCGACATCGCCGTTTCTACCTGCCGCACTGCCCGTCGTTCCCGCTGGTCCTCGCCCAGGTTCTGCACCAGCAACGTCAGCAACGATAGCGCATCGACCTGATCTTTGTAACGGGTGTTCGGAAAGCCCAGGCACTCCGAGATAAACGTCCGGTACCAGGCTCGGCGTTTGTCGACAAAGATCTTGCCATGCTGAGCGCGACCGGCCGGCAATCGGGCGCGGGTGATCTTGTCTTTATCAGGCCGAGGCAGCTGGATGTTGCATATCACCCGCCCGAGGATGCGCTGGACCAGGGACCGCGTGACCGTCAGGTGAAAGGTCGACTCTTCGATGCCGACCACGACGGGCTTCGCCAGTCGGATCGCCCGCACCATCTCGTCTTCGAGCGCCAGGTCGGTCAGCCGCTGGCGAGTCACATGCAGGATGTACATGTTCAGGTGCTGATCGACGGCACAGGTCATCCCGACCGTGTAGCAGGTCCGGTCTTTCTCGGACCAGGCCAGGTCCCAGGCCTGCACCGTCTGGGTCTTCGGCTCGATCTCCGTCCAGAAGCCCGGCGGCAGATCCTGAAACCAGCTTTCGGACTCGAAGATATCGCCGCCCATGCCCGTCGGGTCGCCCTGGTAGACCAGGTTGAACTCGGCGATCGACATCCCGGCCTGGGTCTGCTGGATGTAGGCCTGAGGATATTGCTCCGGCCAGAGGCTCTCGCCAGGGGAGCGACCCAGCAGATCGCCCTGATCTTCGGCGACCAGCGGGGTTCGCAGGACCAGCCACTCGCCGGACTGCTCGGCCAGCTCGATGAAATAACTCGCCAGGTCGTGCTCGTGAAAGCGGGTCATGATGGCCACGAGCCAACCTTCCGAGGTGTGCAGTCGGGACCGGATGGTCTGGGTGTAGTAGTTCTTGGCCTTGGCCTGCTCGATCTCGGAGACGGCGTCCTTCTGATCGAGCGGGTCGTCCAGGATCACCCCGTGGGCTCTGGCCCCCATGATCGTGGCGTTGAACCCGACGGCCTTGTAGGCCGGATCTTTGGCAGCCGGGGGCGTCCCCTGCAGATACAGGCCGTCGCTGGACCACCCGCGCTTCTTATCGGGCCGGGTCGCGAAATCGGGGAAGACGGCCTTGTGCTTCTCGTTCTGATCCAGGGCCAGCCGCACCGTCGACCCGAAAGTCTTGGACATCTCGTCGGAGCTGGTGAAGAACAGCAGGTGGTGATCGGGATGGTTGCCCAGATAGTGCGTCGGCCGAATGATGCTGGCATAGGTGCTCTTGGCCGAGTTCGGCGGCGCGATGATCAGCAGCTTGTTCTGCCGGCATCTGCGCTCGATGATGTCGTCCATGGCGTTGTTCCACAGGCGATGGACCCGGGCCGGCTCCAGGCCGTAGACGTACTTCGCATACGGCCCGACCCTGGTCCGCATCTCCGACAGCGCCCGCTGGACGTCTTCCGGGGTTTCGCCCAGGGCGGGATCGACCTGCTGGCGGCCCAGCGTTTTCTGGACGGCGTAGCGGATCTGGACTTCCTGGAGAACGGGATCGGCATCGGCCGCCGGGACATCGTAGAGCGGGCTGCGCGGCAGCCTAGGCATCCGGGGCGGTCCGCTTGGTCAGGTGCCAGTGGTGCTCACCCGTCGGACAGAGGTACGGCACCAGGTCCGCCGTGCGCGCCGACGGGGCCTGTTCGGCCTGCGCCTGGCTGGCGTACAGGACCTTGCGCCCACAGGCACTCCAGAGGCGCTCCCAGACCACGCGGTCGACGGTCGCCGGCCGAACCTGGGCGCGCTTCGGCAGGGGCCGCGTCTCCCTAGGACGGTACATAGCGAAACCCCTGATTCGGCCCGAGGAGCCAGACGTAGCGCGTGCCATTGACGGCATAGGCCTCTTCGATCGACGCGGGGTGCTGGCCCAGGGGCAGCCAGGTCGAGATCGCCTGCGCCGGATAGGTGCTATCCCGCGCCATCATCGCTAAGAGCCCCGAGCCGATCCGCCCGTCCCAGTCACCAGGATTGGGCTGCTCCGGCGGGGCTGGCGGCGGTGACGGCGGCCGCGTATCTTCGGCCTCAGGATGGGTCAGCCGAACCAGCGAGAAGCTTCCCAGAGCCGCGAACTGCGATCGGGTCAGCTCCTGATAGACGCCCCGGTATCCAGGGGCTGGGTTGGCCAGGACCAGGATGTCCTGGCCGGGATCGTAGCCTCTGAGGCCGACCCAGTGATAGAACGCCCGCCCGCCGATCATCAACGGATGCTGGAGACTGCCCGCTTCGCTGGCCAGCTCGTCGAACGACACCGGATTATCGTTCGAGGCCAGGTAGCCGAAGTCCCCATACTGATCGTTGAGCCAGGCGGCCATGCCGAACCCAGAAGCGTCCATCAAGCCATACGCAGGCGTCACTGTCCCGGTTTCTATCAGAGACGCTTCCATCCAGGACTCGCTCGGGTCGCGGCCGTAGGCACAGAGCATCCAGTGGGCGCTCTCCTCCGAACAATCCCAGTCATGCTGCTGCGTAATCGCCGGCGCGTCAGCGTCATAGCGGGGCAGCCAGCGACTAGGGTCGACCGTCATCGTCCATCCAGACCAGCCGCGTCGTGCCCTGGTGGCCGTGAATCTGCAGGACGTGCTCGACGTTCGGATAGATCACGGCGCTGAAGTAGGCCCCGAGCCAGATCATCGCGCACCAGCCGGTACTGAACTGGACGCCTTCGGCGACCAGCCCCGTGCCCGAGATCCCCGTGGCGTCGACGTCACGTTCCAGCACAAACCGCCGCATTAGCGTGGCGGCTCCGCCGTCTTGATGCAGGTCATCTCCGAGGCCGCCCGATAGCAGCGGACGCCGTCAGCATCGAAGCCGGTGGCTTTCGGTTGGGAGACGATGATCCACAGCAGGTACACCGCCAGCATGACGGCGATGACCACGGCCGCCAGACTGGCCAGCAGGGCCGCCAGGGCCAGGCGGGTATGCGCCTTTTCGTGGGCGACCGGGCTGACGACGGCGGCTTCGCGTACCGGTTCATGCATGAGGGGGCTACTCCGTTCGCCGGCCAGCTCTGGACGGAGTATAGCCCTTGAGCACGTCGTTCGCGATCGCCCGCAGCTCATCGACGTCGGCGTTCAGCTCCTCGGCCATGACAACCAGGCGGGCGTCGATGTCGATCTTCGTCGGCGCGTTCAGGCCCAGCAGTTTGGCCTTGGCATCGAGGAGCTTGACCATCCGATCGATGGCGTCCAGGCTGACCAGCTGCGGCGTGCCATCCAGATCGGTGCCGGTTGCCGGCGTATAGATGGCAGCGATCATCGCTTCCAGCTGTTCTACTTGGAGCTGGCGGGCCAGGTCCAGCTCTTCGACGGTGGCCCGCTTGATCGCCCGCAGGGCCTGCCGACCCAGGTCGGTGGCCTCGTCTTCGGTGATCCCGAGCATCTCGGCGATGACGTCATAGGGCAGGGCACGCTTGCGCAGATCCAATACCTGCCGGGCTCGGGGATCGAGCGCCTCGGGTCCGAAGACCGTACCCGACACCCGGCGCACGGTCGGGACGAGGGCTCTGCCGGTACCAGGCGGCTCGGGCCTGGGCTCGCTGCTCATCGCGTCGGGCCTTGCGCCATCGCTGCGTCTCCAGGGCTTTCGCGCGCCAGGTCAGAATCTTCGTGTACCGGGCGATGGTCTGCTGGTGCTCCCAACGGACCTGACCCGGGGTGAGTTGGAGTTCGTCGGCGATCTCGTCGATGGTGAACCCGTCGGTGAGCCGTCTCGCAATATGCAGCCGGACCTCCAGATGATAGATCCTGGAGGCGTCCCGGTCGGCCTGCTGCTGCTCACGAGTGCGCGGCGATCGGGGCACCGTAGACCCGCTCCCGATCCTGACTGGCCTGATCGCGCAGGATCGCGGCCTGCGCTTTGAGCTGCGCCAGCCGTTCGTCGTCCGTAAACGGGGTGGGGGTGGGTGAAGCTGAGGCCTGGGGGATGTCGGGGAGGGTGGGGGATGCTGCGCTGGCCGCCTTCGGGTGCATGGGCTGGCCGATCTCATTATCGAGATGCGGCCGGTAGTCCAGATCCTGCGAGGACCAGATCTCCAGGGGCGACGCGCAGCTTGCGCAGACCACGAGATCGCTGGAGACGGGAGCGCGGAACGGTTCGGTGATCCAGATCCCCGTCGCGGGATCCCGAAGGCGCGGCAGGATCCGTACGAAATTCGGGCCGGCTTTGTGCACGCCAGAGACTCGCTGGGTCAGAAAGAGCCCGGGTCGTCCGCAGGCTGTCGACCCGTTCGCATGGACGACAGGCAGCCACGCCGGGTGCGGCTCCGGATGTACGAACTGCGAGGCGTCCTGCGTGAGCAGGGGCGCCGAGGGCGAGACAGGCGGAGGAGGTTCTATGCGCTCCCAGGTCAGCAGAGAGGAAGAACGCGGGGGCGGGTCGGAGGCCTCCGGCTGGTGAGGGGCGGGCAGGTCCAGAAACCGCTCGCGGAGCAGTCGTGCGACCAGGGCTTCCAGAATTTCCAACCGGCTTTCGAGATCAACCATGCGGGACGGCCTGCTCCTGCATCGTTGCGACCTCCGCGTCGAGGGCATCCACGCTGCCCTGCAGGGTGTCGATCTGACTCCGGAGCAGACTGATCTGGCCGGTCAGCTCGGCGTACTTCTGGACCAGGTCCATGGTCCCGGCGACCATGTGCTGGACCTCGTCCCGTCTGACGAGATCGTCGCCCTGGATCGGAGCCTGCGCTGGAATCAGGTTCTGGGTGGGCAGCGGCGGCGTCACGGGTGGGAGGGGCGGCGTTGCGGGTGGGGGCAGCGGCGATGGTTCTGGGGGCGGCAAACTCATCCGGTTATTCTCCCTGGTGCCACCAGCCGACGAAGACGGAGTCTCCGGCTTCGATCGGGACGAGTGGCGCCATGTGCGGCTGATTCGGGTGCGGCCCCTGCAGGGTGCAGTCCAACAGCATTCTGTGCTGCTGGACCCGGATAAAGACCCCCTCGGTGCAGGGTCCAGACAGCGGAGCCAGGGGGGTTGGGGTTGGCGAGACCGACGCTGGGGGCGCTGGGATCGACAGCGTCGGTGTCCCCGTGGTCACCGTCGGCTGCGGATCCGGGGAAGGCGCATACCGCAGGACCGCGTCGACGTTCATGGCTGGTGGGAGGATCGGAGCCGGTTCGCCGGGAACCAGATCCTGCTCGATCACCCGCTCCGCTGTCAGGGTCGGCGCGGTGCTGTTCTGGCCGTTCCCGTTTCTGGCGTGCATCTGGCGCGCTTTTCTGGAGAGTCCGCCCGGCGGCAGGAACCGTCCATCGGGCTGGGCGTGCTGGTTCTGCTGCTGATTCGCGTTCGCCGTGTGGGGTCGCTCGCGTCGCAAGCGGTCGACCTCATCCTGGACCGGGTCATTGCCCTGATGTGGCGGGAGCAAATAGCCGTACCCCATAGCCCGATTCTAGCCCCTGCCTGACCTCGGAGTCACGTCTGGGGGCTTCGCGGGCTGTACGGGGCCTTCAGCGGCCATTTCTGGCCTCATGACGGGCGAGCGCCGCCGCTACGTCAGGATACTCCTCGGCATAACTCCTGGCTGCGACGTGCTCCGGGTCCGGAAACCTCCGTCGAAACGCCTGCACGATCATCACGTCACCCTCTCGGAGACGTTCATCTTCCGATTCTTCTTGCGTCGGGGACGCTTCCTCCTCCGAGGAGGCCTCGGTAGGCGCGCTCGCTGTCAACCGGAGTTCTATGCCTAGCGCATGCGCTAAGCGATTGAGGGTGCGTAGATTCGGCAGCTGCGTCTCCTGTTCAACACCCTGGACGACGGTCAAACTGACCCCGGAAGCAGCCGATAGCTGCACCTGATTCCATTTTCTCCGAGCCCGCCACGTTTTCACGATCTCCGACAGTTGCTGGGAGAGGTCTTCCATCGCTTTTCTCCTCCCTCAGGAGTTTAGCGGGTGCGCTGCAAACGTGTCAATAGTCTTTATGAGGCTCTTTTCGAGCGTTTCCAGCGTATATATCTCAAAATAGACCCTGGGGTGCTCCTACTACCACAAAATTTGAGCCGGTGTACCCATACGCCACGCGCCAGCGCCGCCCGCGGATGATCGCGACTAGCAGTCACAACGATGCTAGACCAGTGCAACGCAGCCAGGCGGGGCTGACTCGAAGGGAAACCGGTGCGTTTGTGTGTTGTCAGTGTCGAAAGTTCGCCGCGTTGCCGTGGTTTCTCCCTGTTTTGAGATGCCAGCGTCGAATGGTGACGCAGTGTCGGGGCTTTGACGACGAGTGAGCGTGGAACGTGGGTATTTGGGATTCTGAGACGGTTGCTTTAAAGCTTCCACGCAGAATCACGGGGTAATCGGCATCTCAGCATCCCATGCCGTTTCTTCGTGTTTAAACCTGAGTACCCAAAAGACCCCAGCCATGGCCGAGCCGTCCTCGCCGTCCAGGCGACGAAGGAGCCTGGACGGCGAGGACGGCGAGGGGGGCCGTAGGCCCCCGGCGCAGGCGGGCGTAGCCGCGCGCGCGAGCGCGTCATGAAGGGGACGCGGGTTATTTTTCTCGGAAGTGTTCGCAGGCACCCATAAGGATAAAAGAAAAGCGATCGCACGGCGCGACTGGCAGTGTCAGAGACGCGAAACGGTGAGTGATCCTGAACCGGTTTAGCTGTCGCGAAAAAGCGCGAACCTAAACATGCGACAGAAAACTCTTCGCATAACGTGGAAACCCGTCACAGACTCGCGACAGGTTGAAAAAGACTACTCCATAGGGATCACTTAGGTAGCACTCAGGGAGTGCTTTATCGTGCCTGCTATTCCCGACCTATACCTAGAGACTACAGGGAAAAGTAGATAGACAGACTGGTCTGTCTATCTAGAAAAGAGGGTAGCTTCTTCGAGTGTTGCGGATCTGCAAAAGCGTCGCATTGAGCAACGATGCTTTCTCTAAGGATGCGAATTATCTCCAGGATTTAGCGCTATCTCTTCCCCTCTGAACAATGATGCAACGAATTCTTTGCGTCACCCTTCACATTTGCAAGTCTGGCGCGACACGCTGTCGTCCTAATGCTCCATACCGTACGGCATCGCCGTACTGTCTCATGTGCGCGATGAAACCTGGCATTCTCAGAGCGCTTGCCAGGTACCCAAAAAGCCGTCCCGCAAGCCGCGTCTTGATGAGACTCCGTCCCGATAAGAGCCGTTTCTATCGTTACGCCTATCGTTACGCGACGGGAAAAACGGAGCATCTTCGATTGCCCAAAAGACCCCAAAACGAGCGGTTGCTGGGACTGCCCTGAATTCGTTCCGTCCCTTCGAGTCAGACCCGCAAAGCCCGCCTGCTAAACCGATGCAGCACGCCCCTTGACAGACAAAACATCATTTGCACCCCTACCAGGAGAACCGTCAAGGTATCGCTGCCCGCTCCTCTTCCCTCCGAACGACGAGCGGCGCAGCACCTTGACACCTGAACACTCGAAGGATCGGACCGCCGTACGCTGGCGAGCGATCCTGACGGGGTGACGGATCATAGTTTTCTGGTACGTCCCCTGTGAGTAGGTGACGGATCGCAGATTGTCCTGATCTCTTCTCGTCGGGCGGGCACATTGGACGTGTCCACTGCCCGCCCGACTCGCAGGCACCCACCCCCTAGGAAACGGGGGTATCAGGATGACCATGCGTACTAGTGGTTCTGGTCATTCCCAGAACCACCCGCGAGACGGTAGCGGCAGGAAGAATCGATCGGAACGGCAACGTTCAAATCCTGGTCGGTTCCCTCCCCTGTGTTTGCCCCGTTCGTGTCCCCCATGTAACTGATGGGCAGCGTAAGAAACGGCCAGATAACGAGTGAAACAGCAATCACGTTGTGTACGTGAATAGGTCGCCATTGGTGACTGGCGTAGCGACCAACGGGATTGCGCCTTCTTAGGACGTGAATTCAGTTACATGGGGTGCAATTCCCTGTGACCAGATTCAATTGTCTGGCACGTCCGCCGATCCATCATCCTCAGGAGCAACGATCCATGTCTGATTTTGTGACTGATGTCCTGGTCACTGCGCGCGGCAATCGTCGTGCGTCAAAGCGCCGTGAGAAACGGCTTACAGGCGAGATGCTGCCCCGCATGTCACAACGCTCGAAGTATCTGGCGACAACGCGATCAGCCTATGTGCTGCCCGATCCCTACCGACCAGCCAAGCGTCGCACGCCAACGTGCGAGAAACCCTCAGAAGTTGTCACGACCAGTGCGCCAGTGATCCTACCAGGATGTCAGGAGTGTCTAGGTCGGTACTGTGAGCCACGCTTGCACGACGTTAGCTCGCGGTCACTGCCCAAAACTCGCGAAGATCCTGATCCCAAAACGTTGCAGCATCGCGAGAAAGAAACGGGCCGCGTGTTGTCGCATCGAGAGAAAATCACGGCGCGATTGTTGAAATCCCGCGCGGATTACGCAGCACTCTAAGCGTGCGATAGCCTGCTAGCACGCTAGCAGGCTGTGCCCGATGCAACGGGATAGGCTAAGTTTGCGATAGCCTATGGCGTAGGAATTCGTACACCAGTTGCAAAACTGAGAAAGACAGAACCGGTATGACCGCCCAGACTGTTGCTCCGATGTCCTTTGACCAGGAAATGGCCGCGCTCCAGGCGAAGTATGGCGTCGCCCCTGTCGCCCCTGTGACCGTCAAGACCGCTCCCGTCAAGACCGCTCCCGTCAAGACCGCTCCCGTCAAGACCGCTCCCGTCAAGACCGCTCCCGTCAAGACCGCTCCCGTCAAGACCGCTCCCGTCAAGGGTGTCGCCAGTTTCACCAGTCCTGACGGGTTCGTCGTCGAGACGGAAAAGATTGACGAGGTGCTCTTCAAGGCATTGGCACTGCGCGCCACGACGAACGACTGGTACCCCGTGCTGGAGTGGCTCGACACGCAGCCGTCGTGCATGCTGCGCATTCGCCGCTCCGAGAACAGCGCGGCCAAGTCGCCGACGACGAAAATCTGGGCTGCGATCACCCGCTCGTTGAAGCTTCGCCTGGCGAGCGCCGGCAAGTTTGATTGCCGCGCCCATGCCACCGAAAAGGGTGTCTGGTTCCTCATCAAGCGCGTCTAGTCCAGCCGCGAGCCTAGCGTGCCTTTTGACCCCCGTAGCGGCGCGCTACGGGGGTCTACGTTCACCCTGGCCATGCCAGGAGAAAGACCAACGCATGGAAACCCTGATCGTCTGGTACTGGAAGCTGCGCGCAGAAGTTGATTGGTTCCGCTATCGGTATCCGGCGTACGTGCGCCGCTCCATCTAGCCAGCGCGAGCCATTCGTGCGACCCTGTCTACTCCAGAATGGAGTAGACACGGACCCTGTCTGAACAGGGATAGGTCAAATCTGCGATGACCTATGGCGTCGGCTCATCCGTACACCAGGCAGTTTTGCCTGCGAGAAAGACACGATTGTGGCCTACACTGACACCGTGACACCTGTGCAGAAGTACAACATTTTCACGCCCTTTTTCCAGAGCACTCGCGCCAGTGGCGAAAGCAGGACGACCAACTATGATTGCCTGTTCTGCAACGTGAGCGTGCCTTCTGGCGCGATCGCCGCCCGTTCCTTCACGGGGACGGCGATTGTCTGGACGCACATCGAGTGCTTGCGCCAGGTGCCTGGTGCCACGCTGAGCACCGACGGCGCGGCCAAGTTCAAGGCGATGAAAGCCTACGAGACCCGCCGCGATGCCGCGCGTGAGGCGGCCAGAGCGGAGAAGCGCACAGCGGCGATCAGCCTGCCCACCCCTGCGGGTTTGGGTGCGGATGTCCAAACCAGCACCCCTGCCCCGACGATCGACGAAGCCCAGCTTCGCGCCACCATCGAGGCTGAGTACCTGACCAAGCTCGCCGCGATCAGGCCGATCCTGGAGATGCAGCGCCAGCGCATCCAGGAGCTAGAGCAGGAATTGGCAGCCGCGAAAGCGGCTGCCATCTATGCGCCGTACGACGAGCAGACCAGGAACGCGCGCCAGAACGACAGCGCGCTGACGCCAGCTGAACAGGCCCAGGACAAGCCGGGTGTCACACGGTGCGGTCTGCCCAAGAAGGACGGCACACCGTGCCAGTGGAACACGGCCAAGAGCCCCTGTCGGCACCACGGCACCAGTGCCGTGGTCAAGGCCATGAGCAATCCGCAGAACGAAACCACGCTGGACGTGGTCACGGAGGAGGCACGCACGCCGGCACCCGCGCCACAGGAGAAGCCGTTCGGGACCGAACGGCCGACCAGCGGGACGCACTACGCCATTCTCGATGGCTGCAATAAGTACAAGACGATCTTCCGGCTCAGCGGCGATCTGTTCCAGAACGGCCAGACGGGCGGCGGCTATAGCTACTTCGCCAGCGATGAGATCCAGCCGAAGCTGCTGGACATGTTGACCGCGCACGGCAACAGCACGCCGATCCTGGCGACCGTCCGCGACAAGACGATCACGGGCGCCGTCGTGCCCAATGACACCGCCAAGGCGGCTCGTAAGGCCCAGGCCAAGGCCCAGCGCACCAGCGCCAGCTAGACACCCTCACCATCGCGACTGGAGGCCCTCACAGGGCCTCCAGCGCGCCACGCACCGTCTCCTACCAGGAGACGAGAAAGGCCCGATCATGCGACTCCCAACCCTCTGGGGCCAGCTGCAGGAAGCCGACAAGCATCTCTGCGAGGCGCTCGCAACAGCGCGACGAATGTCCACCGATAGCACCTGGCAGGGCTGCGCGGAGACGAGCGAAGTAGAAGCGCTCCGGTACCTGGCCGATCTGCTGACCCTGCGTCAGGATCTGCTGGCACTCCAGCGCCGCGCGAACATCTCCGACACCCCAGAAAGGATCTGACCATGCCATCGCTCTCTGAGCTGGTCCGCACCCCCGAGCGCCGACCTGACGATATTGGTTTCGTCTACCACGATTGGGTTGATCGGGGCGACGACGAGCACGACACCCCAATCCGCGCGATGGTCGTGGAAAGTACGGCCTCGCTCACGGCCTACGTCGGCCTGCCGCTCGACCATCCACTGGCAGGCCAGAGCTACGACGACTTCCGGCTCGACGTCCATGGCGGACTGACCTATGCCAGCGCAGGCGGGACGCCATCGTTCCCAGCCGGGTGGTACTGGTACGGCTGGGACTATGCCCATTCCAGGGACCTGTCGAAACTCGACATCACATATGGGACAGGACATCCTGGTGCTCACGACTGGACGATCCCCGAGGTCTACGCCGAAACCCAGGACGCCGTACACCAGCTCCGCGTACTAACCCGAGCCGCCCGCTGACATGCGCCGGAGTCCATGAGGTGTGTTCGTGGATTCCCGCGCCTGCCACGAGACAGGCGAAATTTCACCGGCTCCCGACATGGGGGACCGAGAGGAGTGATCAGCATGATCACCAAGCACGAGGCGCTGACGGCGAACCTGTTCCACGACGAGCAGTGCAGGCGATGGCGCCGGAACGGCATGACGCAGACCTGGAAGCGCGCACCAGCGCGGTTCCGGGTGCCCGTCAAGTTCGGAATGTACGACTACGATCAGATCACCGACATCACGGCCTATCAGGTCCACCTTCCTGGATCTGAAGGCTGCACCAGGCCGGAGGCGTACTGACATGCCCGTGTATCAGTTTGAGTTCGCGGGAGAGTATGCGGATATTGTCGTGGACAGTACCGCATCGTCACCAGAAGAAGCTGTCGCGCAGATGCGAGCATTCGCTGATCGTACGGTCGACGCGGAAGATCCGATCACGCTGCAGGATTCCGACCAGGGAATCTACGCGCGGGTGTGGTTGAAGATTCAGCCGGACACCATTAGCGAGCGAGACATCATCGACTCGTGGGAAGAGGGCGAATGACGCCCCCACATCCAAGGAGGAAGCCACGCATGGCGAAGACGATCGCGATCTGTACCGGGATTGACACGAACGGACGACAGAAAGAAGTGCATCGACTGGGTAGCTTTGCTGCCCAGTCCCAGGTCAATACCTGGCAGACGTTTGTGTCCTGCCAGGTCAACGCCGACGGCTCCGGCTACGTGCTGGTCCAGCGCAACGGCGTGACCCTGCATAGCTACGAGTTCGGCGCCGAGGAGTACGCCTGATGCAGATCCAACAACAGCGTGAGCCAGAGGCACCAGCGCATCCCCTGATGAAGCCGGTCTTCCCGCGCTTTACGCCGGTGGAAGCGGTGATCCTGAACCTGATCGCGTCGAACTCCCCGAATCCGGTGATGCTCGATGCCATCGTCAGGAAGCTGCGTTCGTCGATCGTGCCGAACCCGGCCTGGGGCGGGCCGACCAAGGACAGCGTCCGAACGGCCATTGGGAGTATTCGCGCCAAGCTTGGCGAACGACGCAACCATCCCAGCCGGTTGCTCTCGGTCTACGAACTCACCCCCCGAGGAACTCGGGGCCTGCTCGCAGGCTATGCCTGGAAAGGCTGAGCATGACCGCTGACACGCTCGACCAGGATGACGCCGCCTCACACTCCGTTGGGGATTACCTCCGCCAGATGGCAGAGGTCGTCCGCCTGATGCAGCAGCGTCATCTACGCGCGAACGATCCACGCACCGCCTGCTACGCCTCCTATTACGAGGCGCTGCTCGATCTGGGGCAGCCGTTCGTGGCTGCACCCCGCCCGAAAGGCCTGCGCAAACAGCGCAATAAGTTGTGCTACCGCAACAGTACCCGGGCCATGTTTCAGTATGGCTATGCCTATGTCGAAGGCTATGCCATGTCCGAGTACGGCATCGTCGTCGAGCATGCCTGGAACGTCGAAGACGGCGTCGTTGTCGACCTGACCTGGAAGCACCCGGAAAAGGCGTCGTACTGGGGGATCATCATTCCGCAGGATATCCTGGGCCGGTTGATTACTCACCATGGGATGTACGGCGTGCTCTACAACGACTGGCTGCTCGAATCGCCGTTGCTCCAGGAGGGCACGTTGATCCCGAGTACGGGACTGCCAGCGAGGCGGCGATGAACGAGTATCGGGATACCTGGTGGCAGTTCATCGCGCTGATCCTGCTGCTGGCCACGCTGGTCCTGCTGTACATCGTATTCGCACCATAAGGAGGGTGTATGTCGCACAACAGCGACGATAGTATCGACGACGATGTCCTGCTCGACGGCCTGCTGGCTGTCAACGACGACGACGTGTTGCCCTGCTGGCACTGTCGTCGCGGGATCGACATGGCGACGTTGCTGGTCATAGCCCGGGAGAAAGGGGGCGGCAGCTATCACCTGGCCTGTGCAGCATCGCTCGGCTGGGTGCCTACCGACCTGGCAGCGGCCTCGATAGCCGCTGCCCCACGGGGGCCGTATGTCATCTCCTGATTCCCCCGGATGGGGCCTGGTCTACAGTGGGCCGGGTCAGGTCGACGTCCTCTTGGACCGGCGCTACTCCAGGGAAGATGCGGCGGTCCGGATCGCGTTGCAGATCGCCCACCAGTACATCGTCCAGCACGAGCACGACCAGCCCTATCTGGTCGTCGCACGCTCGCACCAGAACGTCATTCGGGTCGTCAGTCGGGAGACCGGCCAGACCTGCCTGACCCTGCGGCCGATCGTCGCTGATCGCTGGCTGCAGTCTGGTCGAGCACCAGCATCGGAGCAGATCACCCGGTTTATCGATCAGCTTCTGGACGATGACGACTGGGAACCCACCGAACGGTAGCATGCTGGACAGAATTCTTTCTGTCTGCTACAGTCCCCATTCCGAGGAGGAATCTATGGATCGAGGCCCCTGAGATGACGCTGCCTGAAGATGGCATCCACTACCACGTCATGATCACCGAAGACGAGGAGATCAGGACGTATCACACGCCTGCTGAGGCGCGGGCTGAACGGAATGAACTCCATCGCCAGGGCTGGTCGGCCTACGTTGAAATCTGCGGGGCCGACTGTCCCTCGCTCTATCACCGACCCTTCGATCCACCGTCTGAGGGGTCGCGTAGCAAGGATGACACCTGAATTATGGCTGCCAGGAAACACGAAGAACCGCTTCCGATTGTCGTGGAGCGTGCCAGCTGGGACTACATCAAGAAGGCGCTCGCCGATCCGACCATCCAGGTCGGGCTGGCTGGCCCGCCAGGGGTCGGCAAGACCTACGGGGCGATGCTCTGTCGGACCCAGAGCCCGAACAAGAAGCTCCCCAAGGTGACCCACAAAACCCAGAGTCACAGCGAGGTCTCGCCCGCCGAGTGGCTTGGCATGTATGTCCCGGTCGAGAACGGGTTTCAGTGGATGCCGGGGCCGATCGACCTGTGCTATACGCAGGGCGGCCTGCTGGTGATCGACGAGATCATCGAAGCGTCGGGGCCGATGAAGACGTTCCTGTACGGGGCGTTGGATCGTGGGCCGGGTGGGACGATCTCGTATGCGGGACGGACGTTCGTCCAGCAGCCGGGCTATCAGGTCGTGGCCACGATGAACGGCTGGCCTGACCAGGGTGGGCTGTCACCAGCGCTGCTCGATCGCTTTGACGCCTGGTTTATCGTCACGCAACCGTCGGAGGAACAGCTCCAACTTCTGGAGCCGGATCTGCGTGACATCTGCCGTGATTACTACTCGGCGGAGGTCGTCGAGGACGAGATGGCTGGTCCCGAGACGACGTTTCGGATGCTGGTGGGCCTGCAGAAACTGCGCAAGATCATGCCATTGGAAATGGCCGTGCTCAGTGCCTGCAATGGCAACAAGGGCCTGGCCCAGAGCCTCTTCGAGGTCATCCAGCTGACCGATCCCATCGAAGAGGTCACGCCCCCCAGGAAAGCCAGAACCCATGCTCGGGGTACGTCAACGCCGCGCACGACCACGCGTCAGGCGACCCTGAACGATGCTGGCGCTCTTGAGGAAGACGAGATCCCTGGCCTGAACGACAACATCGACGACATCGACGACGACGAAAGCTGGGACGACGAGTAATGCCGAGTAGGACTAGCGGCCTGATCCTGCCAGAGCTGCTCGAACCAGAAGCTGGACGCTGGCAGAAGTACCAGTGCGATATTCGCGAGTCAGCCGTCGACACCCGCCATCGTATGATCCGGGTGCCGAAGCCGCACACCGAGGCCCAGATCCTGGCCCGGCTGCACGAGCTGATCCACGTCAAGCATAGCCCCCGGGATTGGCGGGCTGAGCTGGCCGACACCATGGCGCGGGCTATCGCCAACGGTGAATCGGTTCGACAAGACGTGAGCATGAAGATGCTCAAGATGCTGGAGGAAAACAGGGTCGACTGGCTCGGCTGGCACTGGTACAAGCGGGACATCCGTTCGGCCCGCGAAGTGCTGGACTGGGCGTCGATGAAGGTCCCCGACGAACCCTGGCGTGCGCTGGGCTGGGTCCTGCAGCTGGCCTGGACGGTCTGGGGATCGAAAGGGCTGGGCGCCATCCCCGATGCCCCACCACCACGACCTGTAGCTGAGGACGTGGAAGCGTTCTTCGACCAGTGCTGGGCCGTGGTCGAGGACTACAACGACGAGATCCTGCCGGCTCTGGTTCGTGGCTGCCAGCGCATGTACCTGGATCCGACCCACCAGATGCGGAATTCGGTGGCGGCTGAGCTGGCAGCCTACTTTCCCCCCAAAGAGGAAGAACCGGACGAGGAGTTACCGCCGCCGAAGCCGGAAGAACAGCAGAAACAGGACGAAGAGGAGCGCAAAGAGCAGGAACGCGACCAGCGCGAGGAGGAAGAAGAATCCGGCGCGGGCGGCGAGCCAGCCCTCGAAGGCAGCCATGAGATCCACGATCATACCGCCTCGATCAGGCGGCCCAGCATGCGGATCGCGCGCAAAGAGATCCCCGTGTTTGCCGGGGTCAAGTTTACGTTCGCCCATCGGTACATGCTGGACAAAGCCGTCTTTGCGCAGCGGGTCCTGACCGAAGGCGGTATCATGATCGACGGCTCCGGGTCCATGGCCTGGACCGACGAGGACATGGAAGCCGTCATCGCGCGGATGCCGGCGGTCTGGATCGGCAGGTACAACGGCGTCCACAAGTACACGAGTGCTGGTCCGGTGACGGGTCGGATCTGCATCCTGGCCAAGCACGGGCGGTTCGCCAAGCACGTCAGCAAGCAGGAGTCTGATGCCTCCCAGGGCAACGAGGTCGATCTCGAAGCCCTGAAGCTGCTCGCCACCTGGCCCAAGCCCAGGTTGTGGCTGTCTGACGGTCTGGTCTGCGGCGGACTGCACGACGGCGCCAGACCCGAGCATCACCGAATGCGAGGATGGATGAGCAGTCACGGGAAGCTGGTCGACGAGTGCAACCGGATGATGAAGCAGCATGAGATCTTGCGAGTGCCGACCTTGAAGGTCATGCACCTGTTGTTGAAGCGCCAGCGCGTGACGCTCTATGCGACGTGTGTCAGCAAGAACGCCTGGGACTTCAGCGTCCCGCACTGGGGACCCCTGGACCATACGTTGGTGTGGCCCGATCCGATCCGGGCGCAGCCGGTCAGCTACTGCCTCTAAGGTATCATGCCGGGGGACAAAAGTCCTCCGGCCAGGAGGAAAAACCAGAAAAATTTTCTGGCCGCTTTTTCCGTGTGCCGTACGAAATTCGACGGGAGCAAAAGGATTATGGTGACCACCGCAAAGGACGCCGACTCGGGCGAAGAGATCGAGCTACACGACCTGCTCTGCTCAGGGTGTGGGCAGACGATGGATGGACACAACTGCCCTGGGAGTAGCTTCACCGTCACCAAAGGGGCGGCGCCCGTTGTCTCTCGCTCAGGGGCAGGGATGCCGCGCGGCAAGAAGACCGAGAAGCCGCGCTGCCCGCACTGTAACGGCGTCGCCCACTACAACCTCGGCGGCGGGGCGGAGGACGAACTCTGCGCCTGGCGGCAGTACCTCATACACACCGGCGAGATGACCGACCCGCTGGCCGCCTTCACCAAGGGACTGAAGCTGGTGCCGGGTTCGGACAAGACGATCCTCATGCACATCTGGGTGCGGGACAACGCGATCACCTTCGGGTCGATGCCGACGGCCAGTGGCGGCGTCGGTGGAACCTGGGCCGCCATCACCCCGAAGCCGCCGAGCAAGCGCCAGCCCAAGAAGGGTCTGACCGAGACGGTCGCGGAGGCTGCACCCCCGGAACTCGACGACGATGATCTGGATACTGCTGAGATCGTCTACGATAGCGAGCCGGAAGAGGAGGACATCGACGACGACATCATCGACGACGAGGAAGAAGAGGAGGAGGAGGAAGCTCCGGCTCCGGCACCTGTCGCCCAGCCGTCGGCCGCTGAGAAGCGGAGCCAGGCCAGCAGCGAACGGCGCCGAGCTGCGATGCGCCAGCGCATGACCGCCGCCAAGTAAGCGCCTGAACGACCGACGACCCCCAGTCTGTGCGACCGGGGGTCGTCGGGTGCCCGCCGAAGGCGAATCCACCGTACCAGGAAAGTATAGAGCATGTCCGACCACACCGTCAGCACCACCGACACCCCGTTGTCCAGCGTGGAGATCAGTAGCCGAGCAAAAGGTCCTCCCGGTCTCGTGGTCAAGGTCTATCACGCTGACCCGGATACCGCAGCTCGCGAAGCCTTGCGTATCTACGTGGATCTCGAAGCTGAGCTAGAGATCGACACAACGCCCGAGTAATACCGAAGGAATACTGAAAGGACGTCACGTATGACGACCGCCATCGGTGCGGCCCTGCTCCTGACCAGCCTGTTCTCCCCTGCTGAAGCGCCCTGGTGTGGCTTGACCAAAAACACAGCCTATGTGCGAACGGAGGGTAACGCCCAGACCTACGACGGCACCTCGATATGGACCGGCGAAGCGATTGTGGCAGCAAGTTGGGATGTGAAGATGGGAAGCTGGGTCGACATCGATGGGCTTGGAACCTTCCGGGTAGCTGATCGTGGGATGCTCGGCCACGGCGAGCCTATGCCGTGGCTCGACATCGCAACATGGACCCGGCAAGAAGCGTACGCCTTGACAGGTACCAGGTGGGCCTGCTTCCGAAGACCGAGGTACTGACGATGTCAGTACAAAACGAAAGAATCCAGGCGGCCTTCGAGGACGAGTACAACCGGGTCAAGCATGAAGGCATGGACAAGATCCTCGAAGAGACCCTGGCCGAGATGCTCTACAAGATCTACCGGCGAGGGTATATCCGAGGGCATAGCGATCGGTCCCGCGAAGTTCAGCTGGACGAGGAACAGGCTCGCCGGGAAGGACGCTATCCGATGAACGTCGAGATCCGGCATGTCGGGGACAAGCTGATCCTGGACGGACGCGACGTGACCCCAAAGCGGGAGGAGCCCCAGACTCCTCCGCCCGAGTACCGTCCCACTCACTGAGACGGCCATGCCTGACGTCACCTCGACCCTCTGGTGGCTGCTCTTGCTGCTGTGCCTGGGCGTCGCCTTCTGGGTCGGGGTGATCCTCGTGTTGGTCGTCATCATTCTCAACCAGACCAAAGATTGGAGGTAAGCATGGAAAAGATCATCAGTCTGTTCCAGAGGAACTACGAGACGGACAGGCTCGTGCGAGACGAGATAGTACCCGGTGCTGAGTGGGTGCTCGAAGGTCAGGGCGTAGCGACGGTCAAGTACGACGGTACGTCATGCATGGTCCGAGAGGGGGTGCTGTACAGGCGCTACGACGCCAAGCCCGGGCGTCGACCTCCTCTTGGATTTGAGCAAAGCGGAGAACCAGACCCGGTGACTGGCCGGGTACAGGGATGGGTGCCAGTAGGCGGTGGACCCGAAGATCGCTGGCATCGTGAGGCGTTTCACGATGAGACGAATGGCACGTACGAGTTATGCGGTCCAAAAGTGCAGGGCAATCCACACGGCTTCACGACGCACGTCTTAGTCCCTCACGGCCGAGCGTTTCTGACGCTGCCGTCGAGAAGTTTCGACAGCATTCACGCCTACCTCGAAGCGAACGCCATCGAAGGCATCGTCTGGCACCACGAAGATGGAAGGATGGTGAAGATCAAGCGCCGAGACTTCGGACTCTCCTGGCCGCTACGAAAGGAGGAGACATGACTGTCACACCCACCATACCGGATGTTATGCCGCACCAGTGGCAGGCCATCGACGTGATCATCGAACGCGAGGCCCTGCTGGTGCGGCATGGCACCGGGTTAGGAAAGACTCGGGTAGCTATAGAAGCCATCGACATCCTGGTCGGAGCTGGCGACGTGCCGATCCTGCACGTCGTGCCGAACTCCCTGATCGAACAGACGGTCGAAGAGTACGAGCAGTGGCTCGGGAGAGCCTGGCGCCTCAAGCACGTGTTGGTGATGGACGGATCCACCAGTATCCAGAAGCGAGCAGAGTACCTCTCCAATACGGGTGGAGGTATCACCAAACACGAAACGGTCTACCTGCTCTCGACGGAGAGCCTGTCGTATCCGAAGATTCGCGAAGGGTTGCGCAAGCGGCAGTGGGCAGCGACGTTCATCGACGAGGGGTCCAGGTTCAGGAACTACTCGCAGCGCACGCGAACCCTGCAGGTCATCGGCCAGCGGTCGAAGTCCCGGTACGTCTTCTCGGGCAACATCATGCCCCGAAATCCCGCCGATGTCTGGTACATCATGAACTTCCTGGTCCCGGGGCTCTTCGGGACCAGGAACATCCAGACCTTCAAGACCGAATACTGTGTGCTCGGAGGCTACACCGGCACGGCAGCCATTGGGATTCGTCCCGATCGAATCCAGCAGCTCAAGCGGATCATCGATGCGCATGCGATTCACGCGGAGCTGTCCGACGTCAGGACCATGCCGCTGCGGACGCTGTCCGTCCGCCGGGTCAATCTCAAGAGCGGGCTCCAGACCGAGGTCTATAGCCAGATGCGGGAAGAACTCCGGGTCTGGATCCAGAGCCTGACCGAAGCGGAGTTCAAAGCCGAGGCCAGTACCTACTCTGTCAGGCTGACCAGGCTCCTAGAAATAGCCTCCGGCTTTGCGCGAAACGTCGAGGGTGAGATCAGGCTCTTCGGCTCCCAGAAAACCGACGAGATGATCGAGCTGCTTCTGGAAGATCCCGACAAACCGACCGTGCTCTGGTACTGGTGGACGCCAGAGCTGGCCATTATCGAAGGGAGCTTAGCCAAGGAAGGCATCCCGTTCATCACGTTCAAGAAGGCAGGAGATGGCTCGCGTGATCGCTTCATGCGGGGCGAGGCCAACGTCTACATCAGCCAGCTGGCGAAGGGAGCCTATGGATTGAACCTCACCCGGGCTACCCGGATGATCTATCACAGCCTGACCTGGGATTTGGACGCGCTCATGCAGTCGCAAGAACGGAACAACCGTCTCACCACGACCGCCGATCACCTGGAGATCGAGCACCTGGTCGTGCGCAACACAGTCGACGAATACGTCCGCCAGAAATTGGTAGGCAAAGCGGGTATGAGCAGGCAACTCACCCGGTCCGACGCCCTGGCGATGCTCAAATAAGGAGCGCAGATGGCCGCCATCAAGTTGCACTACCCCGAACGACGCAGTGTTCCAACCGGCATGTACGACCACTGCTGGGTGTGTCACGAACTGTTTCCAGACGACGCGTGGAATCGTGTTCCCGCCGTGCTCGACGGGACGATCTGGGCAAAGTACCACCTGTCGCCACGTCCGTGTGACGAGACCGTTGAAGGTCTGCGCAAAGACTACACCCGATCTCGTCGCGGACGAAAAGTTCCCGGAAAGATCCTGCGGAAAGTCACCTACGGATTTCTCTGCACGACCTGTCGACCAAGCCTGAAGAACCAGGAGTAGCCAGCATGGCCACGTTGCGCTCCTTCACGTCGCTCGCTGGGAAGTCCGTTCTTGTCAATCTGGATCACATCCAGATGGCCATACGCCTGGACGCCACACCGATCACGCCGACCAACACCTGGGATCGAGATCGAGGACTGCCCGAACGAACCCGACTCTACTTCGGAGAACACGGGATGACCTACATCGAATCGTTCAACGATTTCCTCGATATCCGGCAACATCTGGAGGACATCGAGTAATGCCGACGTTCAAACGCCTGACGCGCTGCGATGGAACCGAGGTCTACGTCAACCTGGATCGGGTCCAGACCATCAACCGTCTGGAGGCAGCAGGTCGCAAGCCGGAGAGAACCCTCGTGTATTTCCAGGCATTCGGAGCCGACGACCGCGACTTCGACAGCGAAGAGGTGCTCGAAGTGCCGTCCGCTATCGTCGGCTAATGGCACGCGCACCGTATGGCGAAACACGCCTGGCGCTCGCCTGGCAAGCCGGCTATGAGGAAGCCGTTCGTGACCTGACACCGCAGCTGGTCCAGACGGACCGGCTGTCCATCGATCTGCACTCGGCGGAGATCAGGATTGACAGCCAGATCGTGCGGTTCTCCGCCATCGAGACCCGGGTGCTTCAGGTTCTGGCCAGTCATCTGGGCCGGCTGGTCCACGAGAAAGATCTGAGCCGGGCCATCCTGAACCTGGACAACGTCGACCTGGTCCCGTATCAGAGCCGGCGGAAGAACCTGGACAACGTGATCCATAGAATACGCAAAAAATTTCAGGCCTATCACCTGAACAACCTCATCTATGCCGGGTCTCAAACGACCAGCAGTCGGATGCTGGCTCGCCGACCGTGCGTACCGTCGGGTGTACGCGACGAGGAGGAGGACAGGAATGCACTGCAGGAGGAGACGTCCGTGGGCTACTCACGTGTCGAAGTTCGCAGCACGGTCCAGACCGCCCTCAAGTTTTTAGAGGAGGGCGAGATCGAGCAGGCCGAGGCCGTCCTGCAAGACGCCGTCGAGCATATCCAGACCCGGATTTCTACGGGTCCGATCGGTCGGCCGAATCACGACCAGAAGTATCTGGATACGCTGCTCGAACTCGGGGCCAACGAACGGTACGTGTCGGTGGGAGAGATCGCGGACTATCTCGGCATCCCCCACGCCCGAGCCCTGAAACAATTGCGGCGGCTTCGAGCCCGGCGGCCCGAGGTCAAAGCGACCACGCGTCGAGGCTACTACCTGGAAGGCGCCGTCCTGCACAGTCAGCCTGACGTCGCGTGTCCCAACCCGGACTGGATTCCACGCACGAATATGGGGATTCCGGATCCGAAAATTCTCGCCGAGCGGGCGCGCCGTTTACGGCAGGCGAACACCCTGATCAAGGCGCGTATACGCGAGCGTGATAATCCCGATCGACAACGCCGTGCGTATCATGGGCGCGTCAGCAAGACGAGTACGGGCGCGTCTGTGCGTCAAAAGAAAGAGCCGAAACATGAGCAACAACGAGACAGCGGAACACAACCCTAACGAGCACGACAAAGTCTTGATCCTGGTGTGCCGAAACTGCGGCGACCATATGACGTTTCCGGTTCGGGAGCTGATGAAGCTCCCAGACCGGGAGATCTGGGCACCGAATCTCTGCCCCACATGCGGGAACTACAAGCCGGAGAAAGCTTGGAACTGGATCACGGTCGCCAGTCGCGGGCTGTCCGTGCGCCGGAGCGGATCGCACCAGTACGCCCACGGCTTCATGCGGATCTGCGATGTACTCCGGGTCAATACGGTGCCCCGCCATCGTCGGACGGCTTCGTCGTGAGCGCGGCGGGTCCGTGGCAAAACTTTACGTTTTGGTCAGCCCCTCCCAATTTTTCGGGGGCCATGCGGGCGGCTTGCCCTTTCAGCCCCCCAAACCAGCGGTGGCCCTTTAGGGCCACCGTTAAAAAGGGCCACCGCTGGTTTGGGGGGCTTCCATTGCGGGGCAAGCTCGGGCAAGCCGTCCTCTGGAGCCACCCCACCGAACCCTATCTCAGAATTCATGTGCCCGCACGGCGATGACGATCACCCTCCGCGACGGAGAAGATCTCTCGGCCCAGCAGACGATTGAGCCCCGCCGCAATCGTGCGCGCCGCCCAGTCGGGGAGTGGGCGGTTCCCGGTGAGATAGTTGGACAGCTGGTTCCTGTTCATGCCGATGGCGTCGGCCAGATCCTGCTGCTGGATCTGGTGGCGGGCGATCTCGGCGCGATAGTTCTCGGCCGTGCAGGCCAGGCCCATGACATCGCTTCCCTTCGAGTGCGACGGCCCGCTTGACGGGGCCACTCGGAGAAGTGTACTTTTACACCCTAGCCCGCCGAAAGGAGGTCAGTTCTCGGTCCTCAGCGGGAGGCGGACCGCTCCAGACGCTGGGAGCAGACACGGTCAGCCTCCCAAACACCGTGAAAATCGCCGCTGAAGGGGGTCAGGAGCCCCGAAAGGACCAGCACCCACCCGTGGGTACGGCTTCTGCGCAGAGCGACCCTCGCAGCCCGATCAACTGAGAGCCCCCGAAACCCCGAGCGTTCCTGCTCAGCCCATCTCTGGGAGCGCACCACACCCTGCGAGCGACGCCGCCACCGTGTCATCACGACGACCATCACATCTTTGCATCACCGACAGCACACCACCGCAGGAGAACACGACGATGTCAGACACACGACAAACCGAGAAAGACCGACTGATGGCCAAGCGACGGGCAGCGACGGCGGCTTCGGCACGTGCGAAGTCCGCTGTCGAAACTGCCTCGACCCCGACGTTTGCCGCCTCGACCCCCGCCGTCGAGGTCACCGAGCAGATGATCCAGCGCGCCGTTGCGATTGCCGCTCTCCCAAAGGACAACGGATCCCTGGTCTTGCCGCAGATCGACAAGTCGCGCGAGATCACATCGAGCGATGTCAAGATCCCGCAGCTGAAAGTTGCGCAGTCAATGTCCAAGGTCGTCCGTGAAGGCCGGGTACCACTTGGTAACTGGTATCACACCAGTCGCGATCGTGATCTCGGGACCGAGGTCCTGGTTATTCCGGTGGACATGCAGAAAACCAGGAGCTACTACGTCGGTGGTTCTGCAGGTCTGATGTGTCGCTCCTTCAACTTCACCGTGGGCGAAGGGACGCCGGGGGGCCTCTGCGAGGGGACCATTCAGGAGCAGAGCACCCAGGGAAAGACCGCCGGCTGCCCGCTCAAGAACTGGGGCGAGAAGACCACCACCAATCCGTCGGGGGCACCGCTCTGTGGCGAGAACTACAACTTCACCGTCATCATCATTCCTGAGCCGGATAACGAAGATAGTCCGCTGCTCCGTGGGGTGGTGACCTTCCGCAAGACGGGCATCAGTGCGGCGAAGGACATCATCGGGATGAAGATGGAGGACGACTGCGAGTGGTGGGATCTCGCGATCTCCATCCGGCTGGGAGATGCCAGCAGTCCGATGGGACCGTATAAGAAGCCGGAAGCTGAGTACGTCGGCGACTCGCGAGAGTATCCCACGGCGCGGGCGCGGGCGATGAAGCTGGCCAAGGTTGTGAACTCTGCGTCGATTCGAGCTACCCTAGAAGCCGATCCCGAGTAGCGCCTGCTTCGGGATAGGAAGAAGCGGGCGGGCCTTTCCTTCAGGAGAAGCCCGCCCGCTTTTTGATCTTCTACGGGAGTCTCTGCCTATGCCTACGCCTGGTCCTGTCGACGCGTGGGAACAGGCCGTCCCCCTGCGAGAGCGTCAGCTTTCTGACGCCCACCGGAAAGTGCTCGAAGACGACAGCGGTATCGACGGCGACATCGTGGTGGGGCGCGGCTACTACTCACCGACCACGCGCCAGATGGCAGCCCTGGTGGCTGCTGGACTGGTGCAAGATCGGATCCTGACGGCGGACTCCTGGCTGGCTATCCCGGTTCATCGACCCGACGGTGAGAAGCATTGTGAGGTCATGCGCGTCTTCGGTGGGAGCTTCCCGACGAAGTACGTCTGGCCGACGGGGACGCGGAACGCGCTGATGGTCCATCCGGGATTCTTTGCTGACCTGTACGACGAACAGGTCCCGTTGATCTTCGCGGAAGGAGTCAAGAAAGGCGATGCAATACTCAGCGCTGCCCGACGGGAGGGCATCCCCTGTGTCGTGGTCGCCCTCAATGGGAACTACGGCTGGCGCTGCAAGACCGAATCCGGGTCCAGTGTGGCGAGCTACGATTTCCTGGATCTTCCGCTCAAGCGTCGTCGGGTGTATACGACGCCAGATTCCGACTTTCGTACGAACGACGCAGTCCGTGCAGGGTGGTCAGATCTCGCGCAGTACGCTTCAGCGAAGACGGGTGCGCGTCACGTCTACGTCGCGGTCGTACCGTACGCCGGGCTGGAACGACAGGGGGCTGACGATTACCTGGCTGGGGGTGGGACGCTTGCGGATCTCCTGGGAGCGGCGACCACTCCGACGTTCGCACTGGCGGACGCCGCCCTCGATGAGGCCCCACCCCTCATCGTCAAGACCGCCTTTACCTTGATCGAAGAAGCCGTGCGTGACGTCCCGCACCTGATCAATCCGCTGCTCCCTGAAGAGGGGATCCTGGTGATCGGTGGGCATTCCGGGTCCTATAAGACCTGGCATGGCTTGCAGCTGTGTCTGGACGGCGCGCTCGGAATCCCCTGGTTGGACCACCCTGATCTCAAACATCCGGACGCCTTCTCCACCCTGTATGTCAACAAGGAGATGGGCTCCAAGATGCTGGGCCAACGGCTGCGAGCCATCGCCCGGAACGAACGGTACGCCAAGCACAGCGACTACGAGACGGTGATCCGGGAACGGATTCACTTTGCCGACGAGTCGGTGATTGATTTTACCGAAGAGATGCAGCGCCGCCGCATCGAGACGGCAATTCTGGATCTGGGTGTGCGGCTGGTGATCCTGGACAGTTTCTCGATGTGCTGGACCGGAGACGAGAACAGCTCGTCCGAAGTCGGGAGGTTTTACGCCTACTTGCGGGGCATCACGGAACGAACCGGCGTAGCCTGGGGGTTGATCCACCATCTTTTGAAACCCTCAGGGACCCGCAAGAAAGATCACGTGCAGTTTTCGATTCGGGGGTCGGGGCAGATCATGCAGCAAGCGGACGCTGCCCTGATCCTGGCCGAGTACGACCAGGAGGAGCGGGCCACGGATACCCGACAGCTGTCGGTGATCCACGCCAAAGCCCGCACCAGCCTGGAACTCCCTGGCTTCTTGAGTGAGTTCGACACCCACGCTGGAGCGTACGTGTCGATGAAGTTCACCGGCAAGATCAGTGACGCGCAGTCACGGGTCGCGTCGGTGGCCAAGAATGATCCCAAAAAGCTTATTGCCTGGCTGACAACCAGCATGATCGCGATGTCAGCCATGAACCCCAGGAGTGCGGGTATGCGGGTCAAGCAGCTGGTCAACGTGCTGCCGATGTCCTGGTCGGGGCCGACCGACCCGCCCAGTGAAGCCCTGCTGAAGGAACGCTTGAACGACATGGAGACGGAGGGCACGCTGGTCGTCCTGGATGAGAGCAAAGCCGCTGGTGGCAAGCTCTACCGTTTCCGCGCAGGTCCCGGCTACGACTCGGCCCTGACGTTGGCCGCGAACAGGGTTGGCGATCTGCTCGGGGACGACACCGACGACCAGACACGAGGTGATGACTAGGTGAAAGGCCAATGGGAGGACCGGGTCAAGCTGCTCTTAGCGGGCCTGGAGATCGTCTGGTACTTCAAGGCCCCCGATAGCCCTGGCTACGGGGGCAAACCGAGGATCGACTTTATCGCGTGCGACATTCTGGGTCGCTGCATCGTCATCGAAGTCAAGAGCCTGCCCGCAAACCGGAAGTCGTTCACCCCGAACACGCTGGTGCCACCGGTGCAGCAAGACATCCTGAACAGGGTCGGTGAGAGCGCCAACGGCTGTGCGATCCTGGCCGTTGGCGTGGGCACCGACTCCTTGTTTCTCTACAACTGGAGGACGATATGCCAACAGGGAAAGGTCGGGCTCGACGCAACCGGGCCAGCCTTTCAGACGCTGGAGTGGACGGGTCCCAAGAAGTGGGCCACCCAGAACCTCTATCAGATGCTGATAAAATCCTGGCGATACGAGCCGAGCTTCTGGGCCGGGTTACCGTTGCCGAACAGCCCAGCCGGGCTGACCCTTCCGCCACTCGTCCTGTACGCCAAGAGCCGGGAGGAAGTTCTGGCGACGCCCTCGACGCCGAGCGTGCCGCCTCCGAAGGAGAAGCCGCCAGCGATCCTGCTCACACCGGCGAACTCCAAACCGATCAAGCGTCTGGAGGAAACGCTCACGTCGGCGGTACAGCGCGCCGAAGCCGCACGCGCCGCACGCTCCGCTACAACGACGACGAACGCGCCCTCCGAACAGCCATCGCCCGACACGGCACCGTCGCCGTCGACCTTGAAACAACCGGGCTCGCTTTCCACGCGTCGGAAAGCGCTGCTATTGGCGCAGCGATCTTCGCGGTCGGGCAAGACACCTTCATCCTGAGGACGCTGCCCGCCTGGTGGCGTGAGATCCTGGCCGACGACGAGACCCGCGTCATCGGCCACAACCTGTCGTTCGACCTGGCATGGATGCTCAGTCACTACCAGGGCGACGACATGGCGTACATCCGGAACACGACCGACACGCTGATCCAGTCCTTGCTCCTGCATGAGTATCGTACCAGAACCGGAGCCGCAAAGGCTGGTCGACCCACGTCCTGGAAGCCGAACGATCTGCAATCGGTGCTGGCAGAACGGCTCGGGGTCGCGATCGCCAAGGAGATCGATCATGAAACAACAGATTGGACGGGTCCGTGGACGCAAGACATGGTGGCGTACATGCTGGAGGATATCGTCCATCTTGAACGGCTCGCAGACCGCCAGGATGGTCTCCTTATGGCGCAAGGGCAGGAGCGGGCCAACTGGATCGAGCAACGGGCCGTCCCAGCCACGGCCTGGATGACCTACAACGGGCTCAAGCCCGACGTCGCTCTCTGGGAAGCGTCCATCCCCACCTGGGAGCAGGATCGGGACCACATGCTCTGGCACCTGATTCGATCCTGGCCAGGGGTCAAGAACTTTCGGTCGCCGGTGCAACTCAAGGCTACGTCGAACGACGTCCTGGGCTTTCCACTGGCGGACACCAGAAAGGCGACGCTGAAATCTCTGGCACGGGCCGGGTATCGGCCGGTCCAACAACTGTTGGACTTTCGGTTGTCGCAGAAACGCATCGAGAACTGGGGGTACGCCAAGAAAGGGCGGTTTCTGGACCTGCACGTCTGCACTGTCTGTCGCCGGTTTCATCCGTCCTGGCGGCAGATTGGGACGGAGACGTCCCGGTACTCGTGTGCGTACCCCAATCTTCAGCAGATCCCCCGGGCGCCAGAGTTTCGACGGATGTTTGTGGCCGAAGAAGGGATGCGCTTAGCGTCGCTGGACTATTCCAGCATCGAAGTCGTCACAGCGGCCGTCTTCGCCAACGACACGGCGCTGCTCGAAGCCTGTCGGACTGGTGATCCCCACGCGGCTGTGGCTGCCGCGCTGCTCAACATCCCGCAGGAGGAGGTCACCAGCAGCCAGCGACAGGACGCCAAGATCGCCAACTTCGGCCTGCTGTTCGGGGGTGGCGTCAACGGCTACGTCAAGCAGGCCCGTGACCTGTTCGACGTCGAGATCTCGATGGAGCAGGCGGCTGAGACCATCCGAAAATATTTTCGGACCTATCTCGGCATGGCCATCAAACGCCAGCAAGCCTATCGGACGATGGAGCAGTCCGAACCCCGGATTGACGTCGTCAACCAGGTCGGGTTTCGGAGAATTCTGGAAGGTCACAACCGGAAGCCGACGTCCTGGTTGAACTCCTGGATCCAGAGTACTGCCGGGTACGGATTGAAGAACAGCTTCCCTGGTCTCATGGAGGCTGGCTTACTGCCGTTCTTGTGTGGCCAGATCCACGATGAGATCCTGCTGGAGTTTCCCGAAGAAGACGCGCGCGACCTGGCCGAGGTCGCCAAGGGCTGTCTGCACCGGGGTATGCAGGACGTGCTGGGTCCGACGGCCCCGATCAAGATCGATAGCCGCGTCGCCCTGACCTGGTGAAGATATTCAGCCTTAGTTTCGGCACTACCCGAGTGGAGGAGGCGTATGACGACAGGGAATATGCCGCACGGATACCGATTCGCCACGTATCAGGATGGGCGCGACGAGAGGGCATCAGAGGTTGAGCGGCTGGAGGCCGAGATCGAACGCCTGACGGCCGCCGGCATTGAACCCTCGGCTGAGCGGGCGCTAAAGACGTCGGCGGAGGCGTACCGACTCGTCGAGGAAGCCCGGCAGATGCGGGCTGAGCGCGACATGGCACGCGCCGAGGTCGAGGGACTCCGAGAGCAACTGCGTCAGGCTCTGGCGAGGTTGTCCGCGCTCTCACGGATAGACCCCCGAGTGACACACGCGCCCGAGTGACGAACATATGCAGGATTAGCGGAACCATGACCTACAAGAGCGCCGTGCGCAGCGATGGCTGCCTGCCGTTGGGGGAGGCAGCCTGGCGAGCAGGGTTCACCCCGGGAACTCTGGTCTCGATCAGCCGTCTGATCACCGGGAATCTGCTGATCGTCATCGACGACGAGCAGCCTCTCGATCTTCCACCCCTGAAGGGACGCACGACGCGGCAACCCTGCGCCTTGTCAGGCCCGCAGGAATAGTGTAAAAGTACACGCACCCAAAGGAGAGACCATCATGGTCGACGTGCAAGATCCGCCCATCAACGGCACCGCGTTGGAGCCGCTCGAACGTGCGAAGAAGGATCTTCGACAGGCAGCCGCGACCCTCTCGGTCGCGGAAATTCGGTTTCTGGTGGACACCTATTACACCGTGCAAGGGTATCGGATTACGGCGTCGAACCAGGTTCGCGCCCTCGAAGACGGCATCGAGCCGACGTCGCTGTTGGAATGGACCAGTGCAGCGTTCGTGCGCATCGAGGACGAAATCCGTAAAGGCCTCGATGTCTACTCGAAGAACGAGCCGACGGGGGTCGGGCAATGGGCTCGCTCGATCGTCGGCATCGGGCCGGTCCTCGCTGCTGGATTCCTGGCCCACATCGACATCGAACGCGCCCCGACGGTGGGACACATCTGGAGTTTCGCGGGGTTGAACCCGACCGCCGTCTGGGACAAGGGCCAGAAGCGCCCCTGGAACGCGCGGCTGAAAGTGCTCTGCTGGAAACTCGGGCAGTCGTTCGTGAAGGTCAGCAACAACCCCAGAGATACCTACGGCAAGCTGTACCAGACCCGAAAACTGTACGAGCAGACCCGCAATGAGGGTGGTGAGCTGGCCGACCAGGCGGCGGGCATCCTGGAACGCAAGCGAATCGGCAAAGACACCGACGCCTATAAAGCGTACTCGATCGGTAAGCTGCCTCCGGCGCACATTCAGGCGCGCGCCGAGCGATTTGCGGTGAAGCAGTTCCTGGCCGATTTGCACCATGTGATGTACGAGCAGCACTACGGGAAACTCCCGCCATTCCCGTACCCGATCGCGCATCTCCATCATACACATTTGCGAGGAATACCCAATCATGCGTGTATCGAGCCGGTTTCCTAGCCAAAGCCTCCGAGTGAACCCTGGTCCGAGAGCGAGCCATAGTTCATGAGAGCACCAAAGAATCGGAGCGAGCCTTGATCCAAGCGTGAACCCTGGTCCGAGAGCGAGCCACCATTCAAGTGCGTTCCACAGAGAGCGAGCGAGCCATCATGCACGAGAGCACCGTCGATCCGGAGCGAGCCCTACAGCGGAAGAGCACCACCTTCGCGAAGCGAGCCAGCGTTCTGGAGTGATCCAAATTCTCTGAGCGAGCCACACGATACCGGGAGTACCAGGTAAGGCGAGCGAGCCGTGAGTTCGGAGTCCCCCAGAAGAGGGAGCGAGCCCTAGTAAGAGAGCGTTCCAAAATGGCAGAGCGAGCCCTATCCAGGGAGAGCACCATACCTTTGCAGCGAGTCACACAGTTCGAGAACACCACAGTTTGAGAGCGAGTCACACTGGAGGAGAGCACCCCAGTCCCTGAACGAGCCCCTCAGCAGAAGAGCACCAAGCCATTGGAGCGAGCCCAAAGATGGGAGAGCACCCGAACGATTGAGTGAGTCAACCCTGGCGAGGTGGACCAAAGTAGCTGATCGAGTCAATCCATGTGAGCCGGCCCAAAGCACCTGAGCGATCCAACCAGTGAGAGGGTGCCCTGCCAATGGAGTGAGCCCTCCGCCCTGAGAGCACCTATCAGGCAGAGCGAGCCCCATGTCAGTGAGACCCATAGCGGTGGAGCGAGCCCAGCCTGCTGAGCGGTCCAGATAGCGCGAGCGAACCACGCTGGAGGAGTGAACCAGTCTCGTAGTGTGAGCCACACCGCTCGAACGTCCCAAATGTATGGAGCGAGCCAGTTCGCGCATGAGCACCATGTCTTGAGAGCGAGCCGTATCCGACGAGCGTACCGTGGAAGGGGAGCGAGCCCCGAAGACTGTGTGTTCCCTGGCAGAAGAGCGAGCCATGTCAGCAGAGCACCCCATCTCGATGAGCGAGCCATAACTCCCGAACATCCCAGGAATAGTGAGCGAGCCACACGCTGCGACAGCCCCATATACGAAGAGCGCGCCATCGATCCGAAGAGCACCCTGCTGTTGGAGCGAGCCATGATGTAGGGAGTGTTCCAGACAAGCGGAGCGAGCCCTAATGGATGTGCGCACCAAGCCAGTCGAGCGAGCCGGGCATGAGGAGTAGCACCAATCACCGTGAGCGAGCCCTTCTACCTGCGAGCACCCAAGGATCGGAGCGAGCCCAGCTTCTTGAATACCCCAAGCCCCGTGAGCGAGCCATGAGATACGACCATCCCATCCATCAGGAGCGCCCCAAGGGGGAGTCATGAGCGATGATCTTCTGACCGGTGCCGATATCAAAGCGGCGGGCCGTCAAGCCTTGAAGCGCCGCCGCAGGCTGCGGGAGCTGCAGCGGTCAGAGGTCATCGCCCCCCAGCCGCTGCTCCCGGAGCATTACCATCTCGTGTATTGTCATCCGAAAAGCGGCACGATCAGCACGGACTGGGACACCCGCTACGACAGTCAGCTAGGGGCCTTCCGGTCCTTGAAAGCGCTAGCTGAGCGGGCGGAGCCCAACGTCGAATACTACGAAGACGGCCAGGTCGGCTTCGAGACCCGGGTGCATGGCATGCTGGGCCAGCACTGGATGATCGCGGCTGTCGGACTCTGCACCCGTCAGACGTGTCGGGGTCCTCGACCTCTGATCGAGATTATCACCCCCACCTAAAAGCAGGAGGAGAAGCTATGCCGGGCCTGTCGTTCAGGACCGATACGCAAGGATTTACAGTGCTTGTAGACCCGGAGTGGCTCCCAGAGATCGACGTCTCTGACCAGCTGCTGGCGCAGCTTGGAACCGAAGACGAGGCGTTCGGGATGATGTTTGACCGCAAAGAATTTCTGCGGTTCAAGCTCGTCAATGGCTGGGCCTGGTACCAGATGCTGCCTGACCAAACCTGGAAGGAACCACGCGACCACGTCGTCGAGATGTACACCTTTTTTCTCCGAGACAGCGAACGGTGGGAGAAAGCGCTGTGAGCATCTTGAGCGATGACGAGATCATCGAGGCGATCTGGGAGGAGCGTATCCAGATAGAACCAGATCTCGCCGATTGGCGATCCCCGGGTGGTCTACGCGTCCCACCATCAGCGCGTATTCAGCCCTGTACGATCGACCTCCATCTGGGTCCAACGATGGGGGCGCTCCTCCCGACGCGTATCGATCGCTACGGTCCTGAACCGACGGGACCGGACGTTACGTATCGCACCTATGCGCATGATGAGATGCTCGTGCTGGGTCCTCGCGAATTCGTGCTCTGCGCCACGGCGGAGTCGATCACCCTGCACGATCCACGGCTGGTGGCGATCCTGTGTGGGAAGAGCACGCTCGCCCGCGACGGCCTGCACGTCGAAGCAGCAGGGTTGGCCGATCCAGGCTGGTCAGGCGCGCTGACCCTGGAAGTCTTCAACGCTGGTCCGGCAACGATTATTCTGCGGCCGGGTCAGCCGATCTGCCAGGTGTATTTTGTCCGAATGGAAAAGCCGGCCCAGCGGCTGTATGGCCATGCGGATCTGGGGTCCCATTATCAGGGGGCGACGCAGGCTGAAGCGGGGTTTGATCCGGCTGTTCGGTCTGCGCGTGCTGCGCCTGCCAGGTCTGCTTCGAGATGATCTCGCCGTTCGGATCGATCAGTTCCTCGTCGCTGAAGAGATACTTGGTCTTCATGCTCTGCCCGAAGCGTTCCAGCATGCGAGCTGCGCTGCGATACAGGAGCTGCCGCTCTTCGAGCTGCAGCTGCAGCCGGTGGTACTCCCAGAGATCGTGACCCTCAAGTCGGGTCATGGACCTGGCCATTCGTGCGCAGGGCCGTTGTCAGGGCCAGCCGCTGCTGATGCAGGGCCTCCCGAATCTTTGAGCTGCCAGCATAGTTCGCGTCGTGGCGTGAGAAGGCCTCGTCGATGGCCCCGAGCATGCCTTCCAGATGACTCAGGGCCTGGGTGGCTTCGATCATCTGGCCCATCAAACGGATGATCGCTCCGGCGTGATACTCTTCGAGCGTGATCGGGGTGTTTTCCGTGATCAACCGCTCTTTCCACTGAGCCGGGGTGAGCTTCTTCTCGAAGGGCATCGAGCGTGCCTCCTAGTTCTTGAAGCAGAGGACCATGGCATAGATGGGAAGGCTCCGCGCCGGGGTATCCGTGAAGTTGCTATCAGGCGTCCCCGACAAAGCTGTGTAGTGGGCGCCAGCGTTTCCACTGCTGCCAACAGCTCCGGTTCCACCGATCGTCCCGTCGTGGGTGTGATCGGCTCCACCATGATGGTGATTCCGCAAATCATGGGTGTGGACCCAGCTGCTGCCGGACAGTTCGTTCTCCCCGAGGGTCTGCGAGAACGCTGTTCCGGATATACCCAGGAGATAGCCCTGACCAGATGTCGCACGAGTCCAGCCCGTCGGCATCAAGGCTGCCGTGGCGAAGAAGGCGTGCATCCCGCTGGGAACAGCCCCGCCTGACGCGCTCTTGACGAAGTCGGTGTCCCGAAAGCCGTTCAAGAAGTTGGCGTTCAGGTTGGGGCAGATCGTCGTGCTGCCAACGGCGATCGGGGCCGTGCCCTGGGCGACACCCGACCCGATCGGGATATTGAACGAGGCAGCGCCGTGACTCCACAGGATTTCCCAGCCACTGGCCGCTTCGTTGAGCACGCCGAGTGAATATCCGGGACCAACGTGGTCCGCGTTGCTATTGTGGATATTCAGCACGGTGCTGCCACCGGTTACTCCTCTGAAGTCGGCGGCGGTTCCGGCCACCGTCCGCGCGACCACCACGCTGCCGTTCCCACTGATGGCGCCCTGGCCGAACTGGATGCCGCTGTTCCCGAGCAGCGTGAGGGTCGTGGCCACGGCGGGTGGGCCGACCTTGCCGAACGTCAGGGGGCCGATATCGATGTCGCCGGCCTTGTTGATCGGGGTGTAGCCGAGTCGATCGACGATCGCGGTCGGCTCCATGTCGACGCCCTTGATCGTCCCGTCCAGGATCTTGGCCGTGGTCACCGCGTTGTCGGCCAGCTCAGTGGTCCCGACAGCACCATCAGCGATAGCCGAACTCCCGACGCTGTTCGGTCCGAGGGCTGCTGCCGTGATAGCGCTGGCATCGATCCGACCGACCGAGAGCCCCCGGCCATCGCGGTGATCGTGTCGTTCGAGGGCCAGGGCGAGATAGTACAGGTCCTGCTCGCGACTGAACGGATCGCTATCGTTGTCCGCATAGGCAAACCAGGTACTGTCGGTGACGGATCCTCCGGAAACCGGGGGAGGACCATCGGCCTGATAGTTCGTCGTCACCGTACGGGCCATCAGGTAATTCCTCCCGAGATCAACGAGTTCATCTCCAGCTGGCCGAGCGTGTACTGCTCCAGGGTTGCATAGGTCAGGCCGGTGAAGCCGGGCTCCAGGCGGGACAGGGTTCGCAGTTGGATCCCGGTGATCTGCGCCAGCCACTCGTGATCGCGGCGCTTGGTCCAGGTGCCTGCGGACTCTCGGTAGTCGGTCAGCGTCATCAGTTCGGTCTCGCCCGTCGGCAAGACGATGACCGTATTGCCGGTGTAGGCACAGGCGTCCAGAATTTCGCGGCGCAGTTCGCTGCCCCGGCGTCTATCGGTCGTTCCGTTGTGCTTGGCCAGGTGACTGGCCAGCTTGACCGAGAACACCCACTCCAGGGCCAACGAGGGACGGAGGGCCTGGTGGACGGCGATGCCGTCGATGATCGGCGTACGGGCGCCAGGGGCCATCAGTTTGATCCGGAGCTTGACCGACCGTCCGTAGGTGTTGTTCGGGAATTCTTTGCGATCGTTCGGGAGGGTATATCTGGGGTTGGTCGGTTCAATCAGGGTCCAGGCCGCGAACGGATCGACCGTGTCGAACTTGTACTCGATCTCGACCCACTCGCTGTTGGTCAGGTGCGGGCCGACGACCGAGATCCCCCGGTAGAGCTTATTGTCGGCCTGATACCCCATATGGTGGACCGGCAGGTAGATCCAGCTGGTGTTGGTCGTGAATTCGCAGGCCTGGTCAAGCGTAGGATTCGGCCCCGTCTGGGGCAGGACGCACCAGCTGATCGTCGCGGCCGTTGGCGCTGCCTGGGTCGTCATCCCGACGAAGAACCGATCGTTGCTGCCGGGAAAGAGCGTCTCGGGCAGGATATTCGCGGCCGTAACCTCGGCGTTGTTCCAGATGAAGAGCGCGCCGTGATGGGCGTCCGCGAACTGGGCCAGGCCCGGGACCGTCTGACCCGATTCGTTCGCCTCGATCCAGGTGCCGTGCTTGATCAGGTACGAATCGGCCGTCAGCGGGTTGTAGTAGATCTCGTACATGAACCAGGTGTTGTGCGATGCGCCGGCTGCCCAGCGGCCTCTGACGTCGGACTGGTTCTCCAGCACCTGTTCGATGCCGTCGGGCCGGACGTTGCCCTGGGCGTCGAGCGTGAAGGTCTGGTCCCCATACGGCACCCACATCTTGTCCAGCCAGATGGTCGCGTTGACCCCGTTCTGGCGGTTGTTGGCTCCCCGCAGGGTCGGCAGGATCTCCTGGTCTTCGCCGGTGTCGGAGAGGGTGTAGATCCCGTCTTCTTTGAAGATGTAGAGGGTGTTGTCGATCTGGCGCAGGAACGTGATCTTCGCGGTCAGGTCGCCGATCCAAATCACCGCCGCGTAGCGAGAGCGCACCATCGGATCGTCTTCGGTTTTGACAATCCAGTAGTCGCCGGCGACCCAGAACTCGTTGCCGACCTGTTCCAGATACCGAGCCTCACCCGAGCCCGTCGCGCCGATGCCCGGCCCATCAGGCGCTGCCGCTTCGCTCCACCCTCCCACCACGCCGGTGTAGCGCAGCAGGTTGCCCGAGGAACAGGCCACGTACAGGTAATCGACACCGTAGATCGGCAGCTTTGTGGTCGCCGCATTGGTCGTGATGTCATTCGACCGAAACCGTAGGGCTGACTGCGGGTTCTTGCCCCCTGGGAGCGGTGGCGTGGTCGACGTAGTGAGCGAGGCGATCCAGGCTCCCGAATCCGACGGATCGCGCCGCCAGACGCCGTTCGAACAGATCACAAACAGGGTTTCGACGCCCCCGTGCAGGGCCAGAATAAACTGGCGGACGGTTCCAGCTCCGGCGATCGTTTCGACGTGCGTTTCAAACCTGGGACCCTTGAAGATCAGCCCGTTGATCGAGCTATCGACGTACTCGCCGTGCTCGAAGCGTCGGGGCTGGGCGGTGCCCTCGATCTCCTGGCCATAGCCGCCGTACAGCTTGGTCCACTCGAACGTCCGCTCTTTGAACGGGTTGGCCGACGAGTAGGTGTAGTCCACCGGCGCCGTCGCGTCCAGGGTCTTGGTCTTCTGGGCGACCAGGTTCCCATCAGCACCCGGTTCGAGGATGACTTTGGTGTTGGCGATGTACATGTCGTACGGGTAGGGCCGCCGTTTGGAGTTCGATCGCTGGACGACGGGGTGGGCCATCTACCGTACTCCCAGCCGCCAGAGCACGTACGTAACCCCCGTGGCGAGCACGTAGAGACCGACATACCAGGCAAGGTCGCGCTCGTTCCTGGTCATCAGACGACGGCCTCAGGCGCGTTCCCGAGAACGACGTCACCAGCATACAGTCCAAACCTGATCTGAGGGAATTCGGGCTGGAAGTTGACCAGGGCCAGGGACCGAATCGAGAAGGCCTGCGCACACATCGAGAGCGGGATGCCCATCCCGAGGGCCGCGACGGGCGTCAAGCGCTCGGGATGGCGCATCCAGGCCGCGACGTGCGCGGCTCGCACAGCATACTCCAGTTCGACGGGCAGGACATCCCAGTCGTCGTTCGGTCCCGCGAGCGACGCCGTGTCGTTGACCAGGGTCGACACCGGCCGGAGCACCGTCAGGGCCAGCGTGCCCGGCATCGTGTTCTCGGTGTCGAGATAGATGCCCGCGCCCCTCCTGTACGCTCTGGACCAGGGGATTCTTCGAGATGGCCAGCGGCTGTTCGTCAGCTGGCCCGCGACCCCGAAGATCTGGCGTGGATCGGCCAGCCACGGGACCAGATCGGACACTGCGACCGTCCCATAGGGCGCCGTGCTGGCGATGTTCACCGTGTCCCAGAAGTAACACCGGGTCAACCCATCCAGGACCGACGGCCGTAGCTCGAACTCGGGATCAAAATAGTGCAGCTCGACGATCTCGGTGCTCTGCGGGGCGGTGGTGTAGGGGTCGTCGACGACCAGCCGGCCGTCAGCATGGTCATAGGTCTCGACCATCCGAATCCGGTCAGCCTCGTCGAAGTTATTGACCCTCGACCCATCGCGCAGGACCCCCCGACGCAGCACGTAGAGGTCTTCGTAGTCGCCGATGTCGATCGTCGATCGGAGCCGGCCGGCTTTGATGACCGTGATCGTGCTGCCCGTCGTTGCGACGAGCCTCCGATAGCTGCCGCCTAATCTCCCGGCCAGGGCCTGTTCAATCGCCATCAGGGTCGTGCCGGCAGTTACGGTCGACGGCGCATCGATCACAAAGGCGCGGGCGACGACAGCCGTCGGCTCGCCTGTGACCTGGAAGGTCCAGTTGGCCGTGTAGTTCCCAGGCCCAAGCGCCGTCACATCGTAGACGTAGGTCCCGATCGAGACAGGCGGAACAAGGACGGGTCCCGAGACGACCACGCCGTTGGTGTTCTCGATAGTCAGCGTCGTCATCTCGGCCGAGGCCAGCTCGCCGTTGACGTAGCGCAGGATCGAGATCACGCTCATGGCACCCTCATTCTACCGTTTCACGACATAGGTCACGCGTCCGCTATGCGGAACCGTAGCCGCAACGATGCGGCCCTGATAGGTCACGTCGGGATCGCTATACAGCACGGTCGGGTCAGCATAGGTCACAAGCTCGTAGCCTGAGGCCGGTGGACCCGAGGCGATCGGATCGTAGCCGTAGTCGTAAACCGTTCCGAAGACCTGGCCGGGGACGTACTCGTCGGGCGACGTCCCCTGGCCGTGCTCGGGGACAACGTACATCCGCCACTGATGGAAGGCCGTGAGCGCGCCTTTTGGCGCAGGCTGCACGCCCTGGCAGGTGCGATGATAGACGCCGGTGACGCTCGTCAGCTGTCCACTGGGAGCGTCCTGGGCGCCAGCGAGGGCACGCCCGCTCACGAGCGTCGTGGTGAGCGTACTCGTCCCAGACGGCTGACTGCCCGTCAGCGCGCGCGCGACGGTCGTAAATCGGACCAGGATCCCCGTTGCCGACGGCTGTGCCCCTGTGATCATTCGTCGGAGTGCGATGCGAGCGGTGAGCGTCGCTGTCGAGAACGGCTGGGCGCCCGTCACCGCACGAGCAAATCCCGACGTGCGCGTCAGGAGGCCTGTCGCGGCAGGCTGCGCTCCCGTCAGCGGCCGAAGCGCCTGGGCGATGCGGGAAACGATCCCGGTCGGAGACGGCTGGCTTCCTGTGAGGGATCGTCCCGCAGCGAGGCGCCGCGTCACCGTCCCTGTTGCGGCAGACGGCGCCCCCGCCAGCAACCGGAGCGCCGCCAGAATGCGGGTGACCAGGCCTGTCGAAGACGGCGGGCTTCCGAGAACGGTCCGGGCTTTGATCGCCAGCCCGACCAGCGTTCCCGTCGCGGCGGGTTGGCTGCCAAGCAGCGTCCTCGGTGCCGCCAGTCGGCGCGTGAGAATCCCGGCTCCTGAGGGTTGCGCGCCCGTCAGCGTCCGCAGAGCCGTCTTGAATCGGGTCAGCGTTCCTGTTGCAGCCGGTTGTGCTCCGACAAGCTGCGCGGCTTTGACCGCACGCGAGAACCGCCGCCAGAACGGTTCCTCAAAGAGGGTGTGCGAATCCGGGGTCAGTGAGGCAATCTCGCCCGCCGAGAGCGTGCGATTCCAGATCAAGACCTGGGACGAGATCGACCCGTTCGGCGCAAAGGCGCTCGTACTGGACCCACCGATGTTGATCCGCTTGGTGACGTTGAACGTTCCAGACGACGTGCCACCGCCGATGTCCTGGCCGTTCAGGTAGTAGCGATAGGTGTTGTCGACGGCGTGCGCAACGGCAATATCGACCCAGCCGACCGGCACGGTGCTTGCGCTCGACGTGAACCCCGCTTCTTCGGCACGGACGAGTTGGAGTGCGTTCGAGGTATCGACGCCGAACTGAAACCCGCCGTTCGCGGGATGTTCGGTCCGAATCCGACAGTCGTTCGCCCCGAGCCCTGCGCGGTAGTACCGCACCCAGAACGTAAACGCCTGCCCACGTGGGGCACAGGCGTTCGGGTAGGTGATCGAGCCCGAGTCGGTGAACCCGGTCGCCGAGTTGTCGTGCTTGACCGCCATGCCCTGCGGGCTCGGGACCCACGACATGCCGATGCCACTGGCGATCGTCGTCTCGCCGGTGATGCCGCTGATCAGATCCTGGGGACGGCCTGCCCCTTCGTTGAAGGGCACGAACAGGATCAGATCCCGAGCAAGCGGATGCTCACGCTGCAGTCGCGTTCCGGCGGGAGGTTTGGAGCGCCAGAACGAGGGCATCGATTAGAGCCCGCTGACGAAGCCGCCCTGGACCTCAAAGATCACGGCCTGGCCCGTGGCTCGACCGTCGATGACCACCCGCAGTTTATTGAGGGCGGTCAGATCGAGCGAGCACAGATACTGCTCGGCTTGATCTCGGGCCGTGGCCCCGGTCTGGGCGAAGACGAGCCCTTCTTCCAGAATCAGGTCGTTCGTGGAGATCGAGACAACCCGGGACCACTCGCTGTTGGCCAGGGTCGTGTTGTGGAAGAAGACGTAATCCCCCGAGCCGAAGTTTGTCGCCGCTGCGAGTGTGACGGTTGTCTGGCCGGCCGCTTCCGTTCCAGAGACGGCCTGCGACGCCAGCGTCGCTCCGACCGCTGGCTGGAACTGCGCCAGCACCGTCCACTGATTGGCGGTGGCCGCGCTTTGCTCGGCCGTGCCTTCGATCCGGCAGATGGGCGCCGTCGTAAAGGCTGATCCCGTGGCTCTCCCCATCTTGATGCGCAGCAGACAGCCGTAATACGTCGAGACATCCAGGGCCGTTCCAACGCTGACCGAGTTCGACGCGATCGAAGCGATGGCGTAGACCGTTGTCTCATCGGTTTTGGTCAGCGGCATGGCTAGGTCCTTGTATGGCCGAACATGCGGAGCTGCGCAGGAATGGCGGTTTGGACGTCAGCACGGGCCGCGTCGTAGTGCGCATCGATGAACGCATTCGCTTCGGCCGGCGTCATCGTCGGCTGGAGCAGGAGCGTCGCATCCGTTTCATACACGGTACCGGCTTCGATGCTGGCTTTCTCGGCGGCGGAGATACTGCCGCCATCGCCGTTCCCGTCGGGCAACACTGTCGTTCCGCCAAGACCGCTGTTGACAAGTGCAGTGGACCAGGGGATGCCTACGACGTTATTCCCACTCGGAACCGGAATGTGATAGACCACGTGGGTCTTCTCACCCGACGTCGTCAGCACGTGGGCTTTGCCCATTACGCCAGTCCTTCCGGGGCGAAGATCACCACCTCGCCAGCCAAACTCCAGTCGATGGTCTTCCCAGCAGCCCCGCGAACCCCGAACACCAGATCCTGGCCCTGCACCTGGGCCTGAATCGCCCAGGCCGTGGTCCCCGCGTCTGGGGCCGACCAGAGGACGGTCGTCGTCCCGACTTGCACCACAGAACTTGCCAGCCCCTTGAAGACCAGGACGGCCTGCTGGGCTTTGGTCGTCCCGTCGGTCGCGTCCGTGGCGCGCATTTCTAAGCTGGCTCGGTAGATGTGCTTGAAGGTCGTCGACAGGCGCCAGATCTCTCGGAACACCCCGTCCGTGGTCCGGGTTACAGCGCTGACGGTCCTGGTTTCAACATGTTCAATGACAGACGGCGGAGCTACGTGGGCGTTGACCACGGGCACAGCGTCAGGGGGCAACTCGGCCGGGTACCCGTCGGCCCCGTAGGTATGCAGATCCTGCGCCCCGGGATCCTCTGGGGATTCCCCGGACATGCCCAGCCCGAGGGGAACGGTCACGGACGCCGTGGCAAGCTCACGGATCAGGAGCTGGAGATCGATCGGCTTCGTGACCCGCATGCGTATCCCTCGCTAGCGCTTGAATTCGATGGCGATCAATTCTCGACTTACCCCGCTCGATGTAGCTACCCCGGAATCGACGTGCCAACGAAGATCATAGGTATAGGTCCCAGCTCCAAGTCCCGTGAAGAGATGCATCATCACGACATTGATCGTTTCGTTCCCATTGGCGCCGTTATAGATGCGCTGAACGCTCGAATTTACTCCGTTGATGTAGAAGGTGTACGAGGTTTGACCGCCAGCGGTGTTGTTGCTGCCCATCGCCGACGCGATGACCAGCACGGGACCCCCTACTGTGGTCAGGGTGACGGTCATCTGCGGCATGACGGCGTCGGTCGCCGAGGCCTGGGTCGGATTTCCGGTTGATCCAACAGCGAGTACCGACTGCGTCACGGCGTTGGCAGCGAGTTTGTCCGTCGTCACGGACCCGTCATAGAGCTTCTGAGAGCCGACGATCTGGTTATCTTGAACATTGACATTCCAGACCGCGCCCAACCCGAGCTTTGCGACGCCGACGGCTTGATCAGCAAGCTTCGCAGTGGTCACATGCCCATCGACAATAGTGGCCGTCGTGACGGCGTCAGATGCAAGCTTGCCCTGGACGACCTGGCCGGCCCCGATATCGGCGGCGACGATCATACGGTAGGCCAGGATCCCGCTCGCGTCCACCGCCAGCACCGTATTGTTCGCGCCCTTCGCCAGACGACCAGGCACGCCACTGGCCCCGCCCGCGATCAGGTCGTACTGGGTTGTCATCGGGTTGCCGAAGGCCACCCCGGCTGCCAGGTCGGCAGCCTGAATCTGACCGAAGGCCGTTGTTCCGGCGCCGGTTCCACGCAGGACGGTATTCGCCGTCGCTGCTCCGGCCCCGGTCCCGAGCTTGGTCATGACCTGTTCGAGATCGTCCTGGACGTCGCCGTGCAACTGATCGTGGGTGCGCCCACCGATCACCGTGGCTGTCGTGTCGGTAGGACCAGGATTGGTGTAGGTGGTGACACCTGTGGGGAAACTACCAGCCATACCGGCTAGGCCTCCGCACTTTTGGTTATCTCATACGTAAAGGTCACGGTGTCCGACGCGACCACGGCGACCGTCGGAGAGATCAGGCTCCGATCCATCATCGTTCCGGTGGTCAGGGCGTTGAAGATCCCGTGCTCCTGCCAGGTTTGCGAACCTGCTGCCGTAATCGTCGCGACGCTGCGATAGACGCCGGACCCGACGTTGACCTGGGTGCCCGCGACCCTGGCAACGCCCGATGGGGTGATCAGCGCCGTCTGGGTGTTAGCTTCGGCGGTCGCCGATGTCCCAGCTTCGTGATACATGAAGTCGCCGTACAGGGAGCTTTCCGCCACCAGCTGCGCCGTCTCGAAGTCTCGGAAAGCGGTGGTGACTTTGTCTTCCGAGACGAGTCCGACGTTTTCCAGCCAGCCCCGCTTGCCGGTGAACGGGTCGGGCTGCGTGGCGTGATAGTGCTGGACGAAGAGCCGAGCATAGGTGGCGATGTGCAGATCGTGGCCGAGTACAAGCCGGTACCATACACGGGGAAGTCGATGGTCGACGTGATCCCGCAGCCAGGCGAGCACCTGCTGTTGGCGCGGCGCTCTGACAGCCTGAGTATGCAGGAGCAAGCCGGCGCGACCATGGTGGTAGTGGCCGTTGATCTCGTCGCGGACGTAGCCCCGTCGCGCGGGATGGGCGAAGACCCGTTCGTGCTGGTAGGACAGCGTCCCGTGTGCGGAGGGCTGCGTGCCGACGCTCATGGTTTCCTCACAGAGCCACAGGAGAGGGACCAGGTGAGACAGCCTGGCCCCTCGTGAAACACGCCCCCGATTACGACGGGGGTGGAGTCGGAGCCGATGGAGGAGTCGGCGCTGGCGGTGCCGGCTTCTCTGAGTGCTGCGCCTGGGACCGTCGAGCGGCTGCCTGCTGCCGAATCGACGGCGACAAGGTCGTCGTGTCCTGCGATGCCGCCTGACCTTCCTGCTCGTTGGCGTAGGCCTCGGACTGCGCGTTGCGCTCGTTCTGGCGGATGATCCGTTCCTGCTGGCGCAGTTCTGGGTTCAGCGGCATCGGCATATCGTAGTGCGATCCGCCGCCGGAGGTACTGGCCCGCTCATGGCTGGTCAGTGGTGCCAGCAGTTCCGGATGCAGATTCTGCCGCGCTTCCAGAATCTCTTCGACTGACGCATCAGGATCGATCGGCAGACCCTCTGGCGTCCTGAGTCGGCCCAGGTTCACCAGCGGAACGCCAGCTTCCACCGCCGCGCGGAGGCCTGCTTCGGGCGCCGTCAGGGCATCACGGTGGGTGCTGACGTCCCAGAGCGCGGCCTTGTCATCGCGGTTCAGCTGGGCAAAGCGTCCTTCGCGGTCTTTGATGGTCTCGACACGGGCGTCCAGCTGCTGCTGGTAGGCACCCTCGTCGGAGGGCTCAGCCAGCCCAGCGGTGATCCAGCGATCAGCCCGATCCTGATCGACCCGCAATATTCGACCCGGCTGTAGCTTGCCGTAGCTGGCATCGGCCTGAGCCTGCGTCATCTGGATGTAGGCGACATCGTCGGCCATATCTCTTCTCCTAGCGGGCTACGCCGCGCACGACGACCTGCAACGCGGGATGAGTGGCTCCGGTGGACGCGATGGTCTCGACCACGGCCAGCACGTCGCCGACCGCGACGTTCGTGGCATTCGCGACGACCGACAGCGTCATCAGTTTTTCGTCGTTGGCGACAAACCCCCCACCGGCAACGTCGGTGGTGAAGGTTGCAATCGCCGTGGTCCCGACGCCGGTGGTCCCTCGATTCTGGAGGGTCAGGGTCCGGGTGGTCGAATCGGCGCCAGCCTGAGTGATCGCCGGAATGATGGCCACTTCGGTGACCGTGGCATTCATCTGAACTTCACCGACGACAAAGCTTTCTGTGGTCGCCGGCGTCGCCTGCGCGGGATGATCGGCCGTCGCCAGTTCCTGGCGAATGCCGGAAGGTCCTGCACTGCTCATCGAAACTCCTCGGACGGGGGCCGAAGCCCCCCATCGCCTGTCGTGTAATCTTTGCGACTACGCTATGTCTCTCAATACAGAAAACGGGTACCGGGTTCCTTCTACCATGTTCAGGCGGTTGAGGGGGTTCGGTACTTGGAACGCGACGCGCTGTACGACCCGGAGCGCCACCATATCCTGCTGGGGCAGGTTCCAGATGATGTTGCCATCCCCGTCGGTGATCACCGACTGGTCGAGCATCTTCCAGGTCAGGTCCTGCCGAATCCCCAGGATGCCCTGCGACCAATCGCCAGCGATCAGCTTGACCGAGTTGGCCGCGCGACCGTAGGTCCCGAGGTCTTCATCTTCGAAGATGCCGGACATCGACGAGACGGCCTTCTCGCCGTAGATCGTGCCCTTGTAGACCGTGTTGGTCAGACCCGAATCTGCCGGCGGGTTGAAAATGAACCCGTGCTGGTTGTCGCGCAGGCCGCGTAGCTCGGCCTTCATCGAGTTCCGAATGAAGAACCCGTTGACGTCGTAGCCGTCCAGTTCGACCGCCGCCATCACGTTGTTGATGTCGTCCGCCACGTCGTGGGTGGTCGTCTGGACCGTCTGGGTGACGGTATTCCCGGCCGCGATGGCCGCCGCAACGATGCTGGCAGGCCATGACGCCGGCTTGTTGTAGCCGAACAGGACCGCCGCATCGAGAGCGATGCCCAGCGCTTCTTCCAACTCCGGCTTGATCTCGCCCCAGAGGTCGTACCCGACGTCGTCCAGGAGCTTCTCGGGGATCGGAACGATCACCGCCAGCTCTTCGGCATCCAGGAACTTGTTCGTCCAGGACATCGAGGTCGTCTGCTTGAGGCCGGTGTCGCCGGTGACGAAATACGCCTGCGGCTTCGTGGCCAGCACCGGCATGCGCTGCTGGGCCGTGCTCATAGTCCGGGTCTTCAGCAGCTGACGGACGGCCGACTTCTGAATCGAGGCCTTGATGATCGTCTGGCTGACCTGTTCGGGGATCAGCGGATGGGTCCCCGGGGTGGACGAGTAGGTAGGACCCGTCCCTCGGGTGACGACCTGGGTATAGCTCATGGTCGAGGCTCCCTGCGTCTACCGCTTGCGCGAAGCAGCCGCCGCCGCGCGTAACCGGTCATTCATGTTGTCGCTCTCAGTGCCGGGCGACGTGGGCAGGGCGGAGATCGACGTCGGCTCGGGACTCTGGCCGCCGTACCTGGTCAGGATCTCCTTGATAAAGGTCGGATCCTGCATCAGACTCTGGCGGGCCGATTGGCGTCCTTTGTCGACGTACTGACGCTCCAACGCCTTCAGGGCAGCCTGGGCAGCTTTGCCTCGGCCTTCGAGTCCGGCCTCAATTTGAGACAGGATCTCGCGCCGATCGGATTCCGGGAGCGCCTTGAAAATCGGATCGAGCACGTGCCGATCGTAGGTCGTCACCTGCTCGGTCGCAAAACTCTGGATCTCCTGGAGCTTCCTGGAGGTTTCGGCCTGCTCGACCTCACGCTCACGAACCAGGCGAGCGTACTCGTGCGGGTCGTTGTCTCGCAGGTAGCGTTCCTGCTGGTGCTGGCGAACCTCAAGTTCGCGCTGCCGCCGAATCGCCTCTTCCCGGTTGAATTTATCGAGCCGTCGATCGACTTCCGATTGGACAGCCCTATTGAATTCTTCCTGGGGTGGGGGCGATGCCTGCTGTCGTCGTCGCTGAGACGACGGTGGTGTTCTCTCCGAAGGCTGACCCGACTCACGTCCCGGGGCAGGTCTATCACCGAACACGGTCGACTCAGGCGGCGTACTCGTGAAAGCAGGGGGAGCCTCGGTGGGATCCTCACGGGGGGCCGCTCCGTACTGCTGGCCACGCATGGTGGCGAAGGCAGCCCGGAACCAATCCGTGGTGTCCTCGGGGGCCTGCTCTGACGAGGGGTCCGAAGTCGGGGCGGTGGGCGGCGGAGGCGCAGCGAGGTTCGCGGCCCGAACACGCTGGTCCTCAGATGAGCCGTTCCCGGATGCAGGATTGAGCGGATCGGTCGGGGGGAGAGACATACGACACTCCGGCCTTAGCGTAGCACAGTACTCGCACGTGTGCTACGTCCAGGCATGATTAGCCCTTGGCATCGTCTTCCGGCCCTTGATAGGGCGCAACGCCGTTCTGGAGGTACTGATTCCAGAGCGTACTCAAGTCGATGCCGCCGCCCGTCGACGACGGGGCGCCCTGTCCAGACGGCATCGAGATCCCCGAGTAATCGCCCTGCGAGAACTTCCCTTCCGGCGTGTACTTCGTGATCCCTTTCAGGGCGTTCTTCGTCGCTTTCTGGGCGATCTTGTCAAAGTCTGGTCGGTCGAACTGAAAGGCTTCGGGCGTAAAGTTGATCCCCGCTCCGGCGTCGGGGCCGGCGATCTTGCCGCCCTGGCCGAGCGAGGTAATGGCCGAGGACATTTCCGCCGCTTCGGTCGGGCCGGCCCGATACGGCAGCAAACTGATCTCGTTCTTGACGGCGGCGTCCCCGGCATTGAACCCCAGAGTGTTCTGCCGCAGGCTGAAGTCCGAGGCGAATTGCTTCCGGCGGTCTTCAGCCGCCAGGGCTTCGCGCTGTTCGGTGGCGCGGGCGCGGACTTCCGCTGACTGCTTGAAGGGCAGTTCGACGTTGGTATCCCACCACTGCTTGTACTGCTGGGCAGCCTGCTGGGCCGTGATCTGGTTGAGGGCGATCCCCGTCGACAGCTGGTCTTTCAGCCTGGCGGCCTCGACTTTGGCCGCGTCGTACATCGGGTTCTCGACCGACCGCAAGGTCTGAGATGCCGGGTCCCAGACGCCGATGTTTCTGGTCGTATCGGTCGGCGTGCCGGCGAGCTGTGGGCGGAGATCTTTATCTTTATCAAAATCAAGCCGGTCGCGAGCAAGGCGGTTCTGTTCAGCTTGCTGCTCGGCCTGCAGGCGTTGGGCGTCGATAGCTCGCAACTCAGCCCGCCGCGCCGCTTCTCGTGTTTCCTGTTGCCCCGCCTGGTCCTGCGCTTCGAATTCACGCTTCGTCCGCTCAGCATGGGTTTCATCCAGTCCCGAACCCCGACCTGGTTCCCCGGTGACTGGATCAACCGTGCCTGGGCCATGTGTCCGGTTCCAGTCACGTTGATCTTTCTCGGCTTGAGCCTTCGCTTCCGCGAGGGCTCGCTGGGCAGGTCCGACGGACGACGTTGAAGAGATTGTCGGCTTGTCCTGAGACTCCTGCTGCACTTCCCAGGACCCGTCGTCGTTCTGATACGCCTCGATCAGCGTATCCACGCCCTGCCAACGTTGCGGGCTGACCATGATCGTATCCATCCCGGCTTCTTTTGCCAGGATGGCCTGCGCCGGGGTCATATTAGCTAGCGCGGGATTCGGAATCTTCTTCGGTGGCAAGGCCTTTGAGTGGCGAAGATCTTCTCCGCCCCGGATATGGCTCGCCAGAAGTTGATCGAATTCCTGTTGCGTCATCCGCGCCATGACTATCTCCTCGGGGCCGCCAGCTTCTGATCAATACTCCGCGTCAATCGGGCTTCTAGATCAGCAGCCGGAATCGTCGCCAGAATCTGCCCCCGCGCTGCTTTTCTTGCCGCCTCTCGCAAGCGGAGATACAGATCGGCACTATAGACCGGGCGTTGACCCGTCTTCTCCGTCGTCTCGACGCGAGATTTTTCGAGTTCATCGAGGATCTCACGGTACGTTTGCCCATAGACCGTATCGAATTCACGTTGTTCATGAATCGTCAGTGGAACGTCATACCCCTGAATCGTGAGAGCATCCGGTGCCGGAGGACGACCTACGCCAAGAGCCCCGAGATCCTGACTGATTCGTTCGTTTCCGCCTGGTGCCGGTCCGCGCCAGTACGGATCAAGCGCTAGAGGCCCCGCGGCTTGCAGACTTCGCTGATTGACCACGGGCTCACCGTATGCGCCGATGCGCGGATCGAGATTCCAACGAGCGACGGGAATCCGTGAGGCCACCCGTGCCCCAACGTTCTGGACGAACTCGCCGGCATCTTTCCCCGACGGTCGACCCGCGTCGCGTTCCATGCGATCGGTGATCGACGCCAGAAAGCCCGCCATACCCGTCAGAGTTGGGACTCCGGCGCTCAACCCGGCCGCGCCGCCGTACGTCAAGGCCAGATTGGCTCCGAGCTGAGCCGCGTTCCCTGCTGAGAAGTTGGGATTCGTCAGGACTTCCATCCCCTGCGAGAGGCCCTGCAAGAACGACTGCGACGCGATGCCGCGACCCGCTCCGGTTACGATCCCGAGCGCGCCGCCTGCGAGCTTCGACATCGGCTCGCCGCCCACAATCGGAGTGGATCCCGGCTTCTCCCAGCCCTCCCCAGCCCCAGCGACGATCGCGAACGGAATCGCCAGCGGTGTGCCTTGATAGGAATGCCAATTGCCGAGCGGATCTTTCCAGGAGAAGGGCTGATGCGTTCGGAGCCAGATCGCGCGATCCCCAGGATCATCGGGGCCAGCCCCCGTCAGCGCGTCGCCGTAATACAGCGCAGCCGCTGAGGTCATCGCCGCTGCGCCGATCGTCCCCTTTGCAAAGTCCTGAGCTGCTCCGACCCGATCTCCGGCCCGCAGCTTCTGCGCCCCAGAGTAGGCATAAAACGGCGCACCAAGCGATCGCTGCACGCCCTGTCTCGCGTAGTTCAGCGGGACGTTGAAGAACGGCAGCACGAAATCCATCACGGCAGCACGGGCGTAGTCTTTCATACCCGGTTTCAGACCTGGATCCCTCCAAGCTGCTACATGCTGCAGCGCCCGTTCCCAGCCCTGAGACCCGTGCTCGCGCAACAGCACCTGATCGCGGATCTTACGCGCTTCTTCGATAATCTCCGGGTGGTCCCAGATATCCGTCATGATCGACTTGCGCGCTTCAAGCGGCGTCATCCCCTGGACGCGCGCATCGCCCGCCTTCAAGAGGCGGTCGGCCTGACGCTGAGCCAGCTTGCCGATCTCGGACTGGTAGACCATATAGCCCAGCGACTGGTCTCCGGCTTCAAGAGGCCGCGTCGACAATCGGTGATACCACTCCGAAGCGCCCTGCTCGGTCGTGAACTCCCGCCGCAGACCCCCCATGTCACCCGACGCGAGTTGTTCCAGGTTCTGCTGCGACCGACCCGACTTCAGGACATCCCAGGCTCGCTGTCCGGCTTCTCCTCGTGCAGCTTTGAATTCTTCCCAGGCGGCACGAGATCCACCGGCTGCTTCGCCCCCGTACAGACGTTCAAGAGGGTTCTGCAAACCGAGATGCCCGCCCGCCGTCAGCACATTGGAACTGAAGTTCGTCAGCCAGGTCCAGGGGTTGGAGAGGCGCGCTTGATACAGTCGCTCACGAAACAGATCCCACTTCGTCGGGTTCTGCATGGCGTCCAGCACAGCCCGAATAGAACTCGGGTCCTGCAAGTCGATCGTCGCAAGCGCGTCCCGCAGCTGAGACTTATCAATACCCGGAATATCGTGAAGATTCTGGCGCATCAACCGCTCACGCTGACGATCGGCCGCGACTTTCCCAACGCCGCCGACATCCTGCATGTCCTGGAGAAGTTCTTTGACCCGCGCCTGGGCTCCCGGTGCGTCCTTGTTTTTGATGGCCTCGTCCAGCTGCTGTCGAATACCCCGAATCCTGGCCTGCAGCAGACCAACCTCGTCCTGAGCGCTCTGCGTAAAGGCTTTCTCGGCTGTTCGATCCGTGAACTGATCTTCAAGAATTTTGGCCAGTCGTTCGCCCGTCGTCTTACCGACACCGGGCTGCTGCCGAAGCTCGGCCACGCGATCCCGAAACTCCTGCAAAGCTGGAGCAAACGTCGGATCATCGATCGCTCGACTCATCATGTCTCGCGCCCTGGACATCTGGGCGCGCAGGGCGATCCTGACCTGTTCGTTCGACTCGGCCTTGAACGCTCGATCGATGCGGTTCTGGAACGCCCGCTGCAGCTTCTGAAGATCGCGCCACTGCTTCATCGACAGGTCGACGCCGCCAGGGCCTTCACGAACATCCTCGGCCGCAAGCGCGGCCTTGTTGAGCTTCTGGGCGACCTTATCCCCGACAGCTTTCTGGATGATCTTCATGCCTTCTTCGGGCGTCTTGGCGTCGGGGAGTTCCTGATCGAGGATCTTGATCGCTCGCTCATCAGCCTGCAGTTTCATCTCGTCGACAGTGTCGCCCATCATCGACCGAATCGCTTGTGCGGCGTCAGTGTCGCCCTCGGCGTTGTATTCGTCAAAGCGCCGAGCCAGCCGACCGTAGCGTTCCGCCAGCGTTTCAGGTGGCGCTTCTTTCGGTGCGCGACCTGCTCGCTTCTTTCCGGCTTGAACGTTCGCAATGCCTTCGCGCTCGATGTCACGAATCCGGCGCCCACTCACTTCGTCGAGTAGCTCGCCCGAACCGACCTTCTGACCCATCCGCTCTTGGAGCGACGTCAGCTTCTCCCAGTCAGCCTCAGACATCTGGTCGCCCTTGGCCAGAAGCTCGTTCGCCGTATTCTGCATGTCCTCATAGAAGGAGCGATTCGCCTTCAGCTGCCGATACGCGCGGCGCGCAGAGACCGGCTTCTGCCGCATCCGCAGTTCGAGCGCGGCAGACGATCCTCGCTTCAAGTCGCCCCGCTGCCAGGCTTCAAACCGATCCATCGACTCTGCTTGGGCCAGCACTGACGCTTCGACTTCATCGGCGAGATCGTTGAGAATAGGATCTTTGCCCGCCAGGGCATCACGACGGGCGGGCAGATCTGCCGGGTCAATGCCCCGCCGTCGAAGCTCATCATTCAGATCCTGTGTGGCCCGCATCCAGTCCTCAGTGACCAGCCGCGTCTCCTCACCCAGGGCTGCGCCCTCCTGTCGAAGAGCCGACCCAGCCGTCGCAGCTTCGTCGCCGCGCATGTTTTGCGCGCCTTCGAGAATCTCCTGAAGCTTTTCCGGTGTCGTTCGACGCAACTTCGCGGCCAGCGCCCAGATCTCTTTCTCGGTAAACCGTCGCCGTTCGTCCTGATAGCGCCCTCGCACTTCTTCCCGCATCTGATCGACCGTTGCTTCGGCCTGCTGCGCAGCACTGGGACGACGCGTTCTGGGCCGCATGCCAGGGAGATAGCCCTGTTCGAGATCCTCAGGGATCCGGTTCTCGGCAGCGGCCACGGAACTGGCGATTTCTTCACCGGCCCTGGGCGGCGGCTCCAACATCGTGGTCTCGGACGGAATACGAGCCAACGCCTGCTCAGCCTCTCCACCGACCTCGGTGATCACGTTCCCAAAATGTACGTCTTTATAGGCCGGCAGACCGTTGACCTTCTGCGGTCCCCAGACCTCCAACGGGTGCAGGCCGACCGCAGGTTCCGTCTCGTACGGCACGTTTCGAGAACTCGGCGCGATCCCCCAGCGTCCATTCGCATTCTGCGTTGCCACGGAGAGCGTCCCGTCGCCGTGATCAACGATCCGGCTAGGTCCTTCGGGCAGCCCGAGCTTCGGGTAGTTCTCGCTAGTCAGGAAGTACGTCGCATCGCTCTGGGGCTTAATCCCAAAGTCGCCTTCGTGCCCAGGATCAGACCGCGCGGCCTTGTTCCTGATCGTGGTTCCATCAGGGAGCAGTTCATAGGACGAGCCTTTAGCTGTCTTGAATTCGACGGGCACCTTGCGAGCGGCTTGGGCTGCACCTTCAGGAACAACCCCGGATCCAACCGCCTGCAACGCTCGCCCAGCAACGCGACGAGCGCCTCGGGAGCCTGCCAGCATCGCCAGTCCAGCCCCGATGCCCGCACTGCGCAGTCGTCTGGCAGGATCGGCGTCTCGACCCTCTTCACGGGCCTGTAACTCTTCGGATGACGCCCCGAGAAACGCGCCCTGGGCCGCGTTGAACAGCGGCCGACGCAAGTTCGGGATAACGCCAGAACCCCCGGCTTCTCCTGAGAACGCGTTGCGGATTTTATCCAGCGACTCGGGAAAGACGATCGTCACATCATGTTCGATGGGTTTCCCATCTGCATCCTGCAGTGGAACGCGCTTACCCCCGGTGTGAACCATTCCATCATAGCCAGCATCGCGCAGCAGGCGATTAGCTCCAGGCTTATCGCTGTACAGATCGGTATCGACCACTGTCTGGTAGTCTTCATTCAAGCGGTACGCTAACTCTTCATGGAGTTCCTGACCTGTGTCATATGCGATATTTGGATCACTCGTCGGTTGTCGGTAGGTCGATTCACGCCGAATAGCTTCGCGCTTCATATCGATATGCGCCTGCAATTCATCGGCTGAATCAGGAAACCCTGCCTTTCGAGTAGCGTCGATCACGCGCTGCGCTTGATCAGCAGTTACGGGCTTATCTAGATCCAATAAATTCAAATTCTTTGGAACATCGATCGCTCGAACATTCGGACCTGATCGTGGAGACGGCAATACCAGATCATCACGCGCTGCTTCCAGCAGATCCAGGTCATCCATAATGTCACGAGAAGTCCCAAAATCTAAACTAGGATCCTCTAACTCTTTATATGCTCGATCAATCCCAGCCTGAATCGCTTCCTTCGACCACGTTGTATACGGATTATCGACGGGTATTCGGCCGCCCCGCGTCTCTGCATAACTCCCTGCCACCCGAGGATCCGACGTCAGGTAATAACCCGGACCAAACAACCCATCCTCGTCGAACTTCCCAGGATCAGGGCGGCCGAATTCTCCAGCCGTCCCGTGGTAGAACCGACGTGATTCTTCAGGACTTACCCCTGAACCTAAACGCTGAACCCCCTCAGGAACGTCATCAGCGGAGCGAACAAGAGCTTCACCGGCACGGCCTGCTAGAGATCGCGTCCCGCGAATCCCCGCCCCGACGCCTCGTAGCGCCAGATCACCCAGAGGCTGGATCGCCGGCGTCGTCGGGTCGAACGCCGTCTGCGCGGCGATGTCTCCCGCGTACTCGGCGGCTTTGATCGCGCGATGACCGGCCCCCAGACCACGAGCCGCACTGCCCGCTGCGCCGCCGACGACATTGCCGAGCGCCCCACCCAGCACGGTATGGGTAATCCCTCGGGTGATCTCATACGCTGGCGAGGCTTTCGCATAGTCGTTGAGCTTGTCGGGATCGTCCTTGATCGACTGATAGATCCGATCGATCTTCTCCGACGTGTGCTGGATTTCGGCCGTCTCTTCAGGCGTCCAGGTTGTCTTCGTCCCCTGTGCAAGCCGGCGAGAACCTTGCAGTTCATTCCAGCGGTCGAACTCCCCAGGATCAAGCTCCGTTCGCGCAATACCGTCCCGCGCGAAGTACCACGTCTCCGGGTCCAGCCTCGCGGCGGTGTAATCATCGACGGCCTGCACAGGCTCCATCGCCGCACTGAACGACCCGACAGCCTGCTGGGCAAACCCCGGAACATGCACCTGCCGCCCTGTCGGTAGGGAGATATCTTCCTGTGGGGCCGCGTGGACTGCGTCCACCAGACCTTTCTTGACGACGCCGGCAGCTTGCCTGATCGGTTCGGGCAGCCAATCAGGACCGACAGCCGGTCCCATGCCTTCTGCTTCGCGCGCCGTCGGCGTCCAGTAGGGTCGTTCTGGCTCAGGCGGCGGTGAAAGGGTGTACGGACTGGGGACGCCGCGTCGTGGTGGCGGTGCCTCTTCCAGAGGAGGCGGTGCCTGCAAAGGTTCTTCAGGCGGCGTCAGACTGTACGGACTCGGCACGCCGCGTTTGACCGGCGGCGGGGCCTGCAGCCCTTCAGGCGTCTGACCCTGTTCGATCTGGTCAGCGAAGCTGTGAAAGTCCTGAACCGGCTGTGGAAGGTCGCCTGGCTGGATCTGCTGAAACGATGCAGCGGCCTGATCAGGAGAAGGAATGCCCAGATCCTGCGCTTGACCCTGCGCCTGGGTCAGCGCATCTTGCTGCTGTTGCTCCTGCTCGTAGCGCATCTTCTCGTTGAGATAGGCATCGAGCTGGCGTTGGTTCTCGTCGGCCTGCTGCTGGGCTTTACGACGCTCGTCTTCGTCCTGCTGACGCCGGTACTCTTCTTCTTGCTGCTGGCGCTGCGCGTCGGCCCACTGATCGGTGCCGCCAGGATGCGGATAGTCAGCCGGGACCTGCGACTCGATATCCGAGATCGCGTCCTTGAACTCGGTCGCTTCCGCCAGGCCCGAGATCGTGCGCTCAAACTGCTGCTGCTGATCCCGAATCCAGGAATCCAGCGAGATGTCGGGCAGTCTCGGCAGCGGCATCGCAGGATCCTCAGATCAAAGGATACGGGGACGGCGGACGCGACACGATGTTGTTGGTCCCAGCAGCGACTTCGAACGTGCCGATACTGGTCTCGCGAACCTCGTTGCCGCGTGCTTCGACCTCTTGCACCCACCGAGCATACGCGTTTTCGTCGTAGTTATCGTACCCGCCGGGACCGCCACTGTAGGGATCAACAGGGTTCGGTCGCATCGGCATGAATTCGTCGGGGCCGTACCGCGTCAGCGGATCTTCGGTCCCGTCGTTCGGTGGATACTCTTCCGGATACTCCCGGGCGGGAGCGGGAAGCACATCGATATCGGGGTTCCTGTAGCCGCCTTCGCTGGGATACGCCGGAGCATCGTCTGTCAGGGGCCGGGCTGTCGGGATCTCACCGCGCGCAGGCGGTTCTGCCGCCCCGCCGCGACGCTGAGCGATCAGCCGAATCAGCGCATTCATATCGACGCTCATCGTTGTCGGCCTTTCAAGCGACGATACATCGCCCGACCCTCGTTGATGCCTTGCTTCCATTCAGGAACAGAACTCTCGTTTGGATTGATGTACTTATCCTTGAGCAGTCCCTCGATCAACGAGTCTGCGTCCTTCCGAGACTGCGGCGTATTCTTGTACCCATTGTCGGGATGCATGTACATGCCCACAAAGCGCGCCAAACCTGACTTCACGTTCGGATACGCCGACCAGCGACCTTCAGGAATCGGTCCTGTAGACTGCGTATCCGACGGCATATACGTAGTCGACCAGAGATTATTCGCCTTGCCCGCGTAGCCCTTCTCCGATGTCCCGATCCGACTCTCGTTGTAGGCCATCCCTGCCAGAGCCTCAGCATTCCAGCCGTATTCTTTCTGAAGCCATTCCAGGGCCGGCATCATCTTCTGCATACGAGTCTCGACGTCATCCCCTGGATCAAACCGGATATCGGGAGCTTCGTCCAAGATTCGCTGACGCATCTCCGTGACATCTTGCTCCGTAAAGCGATCGTTGAGATTGGCTCGTTCGCTCGGTTCTTGATACGTCTCTCGGTTTTCTGCCTGAGAGAACATGTTCTCCATACGGCCATTCGAGCCCATCAGTGCCATGCGACGATCGTCCGATCGCTCCGGCCGACCAGCCATCGCTCGGATCGTCTGGTTCATGTCAGGATTCTCAAAGCCCTGCCGCCCACCGGTCGCTCGACGATACTGCTCCCGATAATCAGCCATCTCTTGCTGCCACTTTGCAGCCGGATGCCTTGCTTCATCGACGATATACTGGCCCTTCATAAGACCAGCCACGAATTTCTCAGGGTCCGCGCGGTTATCCCACGCTTCTTTGTACCGAGGCGTGGTGGAAACCAACGTCAAAAAGTGATTGATAGAATCGACCGGGTTTTTGTACGTTCCAAAGCGCTTCTCCGCCCCGTACGCACCGTTCTGATACGGCCCTTCTTGCTCGCTGACCTGAATCGAAAACAGGTTATTCCCCACCCGAGCCAGATCATTATCCTGAGAATCTCCCGCCCCATTCTCCGCGATAATAATCGCCGCTAAGGATTCGGCGGAAATACCACTGCGACGCGCCGCCGCCTCCAATGCCGGCTGGAGAGCCCGCAAGTTTTCAACACGATTTCTGGTTGGCAACTGATCAGGGAGCGACACGTCTGTCACTTGAGGCGCAGCTTCGCGTCCTGGAGCCGGTCCCGGTCCCTGTCGGGTTGCCCCTGTCGGCGGCGCCGCCGCAGAAGAAGAAGCAGCAGCAGCAGGCGCCGTCACCATCGTCGGCTGCGGGGTCTGTTGGACATTCGGCGGCGTCACGTTCAGGATCGGCGACTTCACCGCGCGCGAGTTCGGATCGATCGTGCCCGAATACGTGATCATCGTGGTCGGCGGATTATTCGCGAAGGTAATCTGATTAGGACGAGACCAAGCTGGATCACCGACGAACGTTCCGGTGGCCCCCGTGTAATACTGACCCTGATCATTTTTTGCCGCGATCGTCCAATAATGCCCCGTCGCACCAGGAGACGACAGCGTTACCAAACGACCTTCCGCCAATTCTTGATCGATGCGATTCCAATCTACAGGAGCTTGTTGCGCCTTCAAACCCAGTTCATTTTGCAGCATATTCACATAGGCTTGAGGCCCATTGAACATCTCTCCGCTGTGGTACCCATACTGCTTTGCAAACGTAAACGCATCAGCGGGAGCCGCGTTGTACCCCTGAGAACGCATGATGTTCGAGAAGGCGTTTGGACCGCAGTCGATCTGGGTGAACTGCCGCGAAATCAGCGTCGGACCGTTCGCTCCGAGACCTTCACCCGTCGGACCATACACCTTCTTCCAATCAAACGCGCCTCCTGGCGGAGTTGTTCGTGCCCCGAATTCAATCAGACGCTGATTGACTTCTTTGACCCCAGGAATCGAGTGATCAGCCGCCTGCAGCCCATTCGTCCAATCTCGCACATACGTCGCTGGGGCGTTCTCGGGGCCTCCTTCTCGACCACCGGATTCCTTGTACCACGCCAGTTGTGCCAGCTTCTCGACGTACGGCTTCGCCCAGGCCTCGCCCTTGGCGATCCCACCCGCCACACTGCGTCCGAAGCCCTGCAGATCCGTTGCGCCCTGCTGACGAGCAGCGTCTGCGACAACGGCCCTGAACGGATCCGACGAAGGAGGAGCAACGCCGCGCGAGACCAGGGCTTCCATCGCCTCCCGGACACCGACGACGTTGATGTTCCCTGCCCGGAAAGCACTCTTCCAGCGTTGGACATAGCCCCGATCGGCGTACTCCGGACCGCCTTCGAGTCCGCCAGACTCCTGATACCAGGCGCGCTCGGCCAGCTTATCGGCATACGGTTCGGCCCAGGCTTCACCCGCTGCCAGTCCCCCGGCGACGCTCCGTCGGAACGCTTCGACGTCGGGACTATTCTGCGCTTGCGCTGCATGCAGGGTGACCAGATCAAACGGGTCGGTCGGCACCCCACGTGGCGGCGCGCCTGCAGGACGCGGAACGGCCTGGAAATTTGCCGCATCTTCATCGTAGGAATACGCCGCGATCAGGGGCCTCACCGCCCCAGCCCCGACAGGAGCAGCAGTCGACTGGGGCGCAAAGGGACCTGATCGTCCTGGCACTCCTGGTCCTGGCAAGATCGGATTCGTGTCATAGCCTGGACCCGTCGAGCGCGGTGGCGCCGCTGTCGGCGGCGTCTCGTCATACGGCGAATTCCCCGTCGGTCCCGTCACCGACGCGCCGCGTGCATTGGTGACGTTCCACTCGTTCTGCGTGGCTTTGTCGGTCTGGTCCCAGTCGGCGCGGGTCGTCGTCATCGTGATCCGAGGATCGTGCTTGGCCTGCAGCGTCAGGGTATCGCCCGGTCGTTCCAGCTCTGACCCCTGAGCAACAGGCGGAGTTGCCGCCACAGGCGCTGACGCTGGGGCTGCTGCTGGCGCAGACGGCAGTGGACGCTCAGGCGGTACGTCCCCAGAAACGGCCGTATTTCTCCCACTCTCAGAGTCAGAAGGCTCCCACGGTTTCCAGACATTCGCACCAGGAGGCAAGATCGCATCACTGCCAGGGTCTAACCCTGAAGGCGTCGTCGCCGGAGGAAGACCCGACGGTTCTTCTGGATAGCGATCACGGCCTGCCGGAGTCGTCGCTACTGAAGGTGCCGTCGGTGCTCCTGGAGCTGGTCTACCCGGCAAGGCTCCCACGCCGAGCGCATTCCCCGTCGTAGCGGCTGTACCTGCCGTCGGAGAAACCGCCGCTGGTCCTGCCGGTTTCGGAATCGGAGCACTGGCAATGCCGCTATTGACCCCGAATCGCGCCTGCTGTCCTGGTCCTGGCGGGGGTGTCACGCCGATCCGTCGATCAGGGGCAGGACCAATACCAGCTACTCTCGATGGATCCCCTGGTCTTGGCTCACGCGAACCGTAGACCTGCTGGTTCCGCTGCAGCTCAGCGTTGTGTTCCCTGGCCCACTGGTTCGCTGCATCAGTCCCGTACCTGGCCTGGAACGCCATCTTCGTCCAGGCAGTCTGCTGCTGAAAGGTCTGACCGTCCAGCGTTCGTCCTGGAGCCGGAGCTATAGCTCCGACTGCTGCGTTGGCTGCCGCTTGCGCGACCTGTTCCGTCGGCGCTCCAGCAGCGGCTGTCGCATCAGCGGCTGCTTTGGCTGCCGCATCAGCTGCCGCCTGCTGTTGATGCTGTTCTATCGGCCAGGTATCGCGAACAGGAGGGCTGCTTACAGTCGCTGCCTGTTGATGCTGCTCTATCGGCCAGGTATCGCGAACGGGAGGGCTGCTTACCGCTGCCGCCTGCGGCGCAGCGGGCTGATTCGCCTGCGGCGTATATTCCCGATCTCCGACCCGTCGCAGATGCGCAACAGATCCTGCCGGGGCTGGACCCAGTGTTGGCGCCCGCTCGTCGATGGTCTGTTGTCGCGTCGGATCGAACTCGCTAACAGGAATCCAGCGATCGGTCTGACTATCCAGGTCACGAACCGCGACCCAGGCTGCCGGATCTTGCGTGTCCCACTCGATATCAGCCCGTGTTTCTCCTGGAGTCGGGACCTCCGCTTCGGGCGGCGCAGGCGCGTCTGGAACCTGCAGCATGCCAGGCAGCTGATAACCCGGCATAGCAGCTAGGCGCTGATCCTGCTGGGCCTGCTCGGCTTGCCGCTGTTGCTGCTCTTGGAGCGGATCTTCAGGAAGCTGATTCCGCTCTAGCTCGTCGAGATCCTGCTGCTGCTTCCGAAAGGCCTCGGCGACCCGCTGCTGATCGTCGTAGGCCTGCTGATCAGCAAGGCGCTTTCGTTCTCGACGACGCTGCTCGCGGTCGAAGAAGCCGTCCCCGTCGCCTTCGTCGGAGTTTCGGAAACGGCGATCGTCATCGTCGTCATCATCGTCACCGAAACGGGATTGATCAAAGCCCGAATCCTCACGATCGCGGCTGCCGTCGTCGCTCGAATCTCCGAAGTCGCTATCTGTGCGGCCCGGCTCCCACGAGATACCCCCGCCCTCGTCGTCTCCTCCCCCGCCGCCTTCGTCTCCTCCACCGCTTTCATCGCCGCCGCCTTCGTCTCCTCCACCGCCGCCTCCGCCCTCGTCGTCTCCTCCGCCCCCACCGTCGTCATCGCCGCCGCCGCCGTCATCGTCGTCGTCGTCGCCTTCTTCTTCCCATTCGTCTCTCAAGTCCCTATACGGCACGGCTTAGGACCCCATCACCCCGTCAGTGGGCGGGCCGAAACCGGGCGGGACAGGTGCCTGTGTGGACTGACGAAGCTGCTCGCGCCGCTGCATGTACGGCCCAAGCTCCTGCGCCATACGGGCGAGATCGGCGGTGCTGGCCGCTCTGGGCATACTCGCCTGATAGCCATGCGGCGGCGAAGCGACCCCTGGTGGGTACATCTTCCAGGTGCGATCGGACTGGGGTTCGTAAGCGTAATCGTTGGGATTCGCTGCCATGCCTGGCGGCAAGATCGTATGGCGAGGTGGCGGAACTTGCCCCGGCATAGGGAATGGCATCCCTGGCCGCATCTGCCCAGGAACCCTCGGCATCGGCTGGCCGGGCCGCTCGCTTCCTGGCGTCATCAACCCAGGCGGCGGCGTCCATGACTGGGGCGAAGCCCCCGATTCGCTTCCCGGCGTCCCACGCGACTCCTGGCCCCCACCCCCGAACGATGGCGGGGTCGGAAACGTCGGCATCTGGGGAGCTTCGTGTTGCACGGGCGGCTGCGGCGGCATGATGTTCGGCGTCTCCTGCTGAGCAGCCTGCGCCAACCGCGTGTCATTGCCCGTTGAATACGCCGGGGGCAAACCCTGACGGGGGTTGGCCCCCATCGCCGGCACCCGCAAACGAGTACGATCCGTGGCCTGTCGCATCATGGCGTTCATATCCTGTGAATCAGTAGCCACCGGTCCCCTCGCCTTCTGCCGCTTCCATCATCGGCGTGTCGTGCGTATCCAGTTCGTCGAGCGGCGGCAGCGATGCTCCGCCGCCAGCGTCGTCGAGCGCTTGCTGCATCTTCGGGAAGTCAGCGACGCCCGCCGGCGTCGCTCGGCTGATCCGCGCGATGCTGGTCTCGCACGGAACGCCAGGAGGATACACCGCCCAGGCCCCTGGTGTATCGGGCAACGGCTCGTAGACGAACTGGTCATCTGGAGCAGCAACGCCGGGCGCCTGAACGGTGAATTCGCGCGAGCCTGAAAAGCCTGATGGCGCGGGTTCAGCATCGAGTTCGGCCACCGAGATCCTCGGCTTCCCCGCCGCACTCCGAAACACGTCGTTCATGAAGTCGTTTTCAGCCGGCACAGGACCTCCCTAGAGTTGGATGCGACCCTGCGCCGGGCCGTTGTATTTCGGCAGCGACCGCAAGAACTCCGACTTCGCCGCCTGCGGATCCCACCCTTGATTCTCCATATACGCCCAGAGAAAAGACTGGGCGTAGGGATTCATCTTGTTGTAGTTCGCGGCGTTGATCTGGTTCGGCGACAGGCTCCCACCCGTCCCGGGCATCGGGGTGGCGAGGAGAGAATTCGCCGTCGAATTACTCACAGGCGCCTGGGTACTGACCTGCGCTTGATCGGACGGAGCAGCGACCCCTGGTGGGTAGACCTGGGTATGGCCCTGATCGGTGGCCGAGTAGTTATAGGCACCGGTCGGTGCCTGGGCGCCTTCGGGCGAATAGGTATAGCCAGGGACGTCCAGGTTGTTCGTCGCCGCCTGCGCGGCTGCCGCCGCAGGATCGGTGTTCATGCCACTGGGCGGCAGATGCGGATAGCCCCCACCGATAACGTCGTACCCACCACCGCCAGTATCAGGAACAAATCCCGTGTTCGACCCAGTGAATCCATTGGGCGGGAGGCGCGGATAGCCTCCACCGCTGACGGTTTCAGGAGGCACGGCAGCAGCGGGCGGAACAGGAGTCGGAGTCGGAGTCGAAGTCGGCAACGCAGCGTAGTACGCTCTGACCTCCGGCGACAACTGGCTCCACTCATAGATTCTTTCGGGTTCGTTCCCATGCGCTCCGAACAGCGCTATGTACTGG